GAAGAATTAGAAAATATTGAGAATGTAGAGGATTTAGAAACAATCCCTACTGATAATGTAGAGCAATCTACAGGTGAAGTAAGTGGTGAAGTAAGTGGTGAAGTTACTGAAAATGAACAGGCACAAAAATATAATGTGCATTAAACTAAAAAATATTTGAACTTTGTTTGTCGTGTCAGGTTCACAGTTATCCTGTATCTTTAAAACTGTGTTATAATAATCTTCGTTGATTTTATCAACAAGGGTGTCAGAGACCGAGGTTTGTCGCCGATTGTTACCTTTCCCCTTTACTCTCGCCTACCTCGCTCTCTGTCTTTTTCTCTATCTAACTTATTAAGGTTTTTCTTATGTTTATCGCTGATTATGAAGATCGTGATAATTGCAGTCGCAGAGCTAAAATGCACGAGGGAATTGTTAAATATTATTTCGATTGGCATGGGTGGCTTACTGTTTATGGCGATATTCCTCCTGCTCAATATAATCATAACTATACTATCGTTCCTATCCCTCAACCTATCGATAGAAAAAATTATTGGTATCGCTTCTATCGTGGTCAATGGGAAGTGCATAAAAAACCTACTTCTGATTTAGAGTGCGAGGGCGTTATCGTTACCCTCTATACTGGCGAAGATGCCTACAACTCAAATCACGATGTCGAGTTAGTGAGACTCTTGAAACTCTATACCCAAAATAGTACCAATGTCAAACTCCAAGTTCTTAAAGTACCTCAAGAACAAAGAATTGTTTTCTCGTGCCTGCCAATTTAAGAGGAAAAGATTATGTCCGAAGAAGAATTAAATAACGAATCTCAAATCGATGAATCTGAAATAACTACTGTCGATGATGAACCTGCTATCGTGCAGAGAGACGGCGTCTATTATTACGATAAGTTATTCCCAGATAACCATCTCGGTCAGTTTACCGAAAGTACAACTCTCGCCTACGCTATGGGTTGGCAAGATAATTTCGTCGCTATCGAAAATACCGAAAAAGGCTACAATGGCTGGACCTACATTAAAGGCTACGCTCCGTCTAAAAACCTAGAACAGTTTAAAGCCGAAAAACTTGCCCTTATCTCTCAAAAGGCAAGCGCTTATTCCGAATATAAGTGCAAGGAGATGTATGTAGTATCATCTCTCGGTATTACTATAGACGCCGATATTCGCTCTCAAACTAACCTACGTGCCTTAATCGATTTAGGCAGTCCTTGCAGGTTTAAAGACTACTTCAACGATTTCCATGACCTGACCGTTGATGATTTGAAGATCTTACTGAACGAATGTATCCTCAATGGCTTTAGCCTTTATAATCAAAAGTTCACCTACGAACAGCTAGTTAAAGACGCTACTACCGATAGGGAACTAGATTTTGATATTGAGTTTTACATGAAAGATTTTTCTTAAACCCTAAAAATAAAGCCTAGATTGCATGTCTAGGCTTTTTCCTTGTCATTACACTACCAAGCTCACAGTCGCTCATAAATCACGATTTTTTGCCACTCTCGTTGATTCTAATCAGAACAGATACCTAACAGTATATACCTCGTATTCCTCGCAGTACCATTCATTAGTTTTAACACATTTTATCTTATGACTTAACTGCAAATTGTGTTCGCCAACCTGCTCCGCAGCAACAGGCTCACAACTGCAACAACTGATAAGAATACCTATCGTTATTATCCACTTCATTTTTACCTCGCTAATACTAAAATCGTTACAACTAAAATTACACAAACAAGCAACAACGCCATTTCAATCATAGAAAAACTATCGTCAAATTCATCAAAATCGCCGTCTTTTCCTAATCTTATGGCGACCATAAAACCCAGGATAACTATCACTACAAAAAACATTATCTGAATATCGCCCATTTAAACCTCGTAGTTAGTTACGATTATCTCACTTACATCACGCTTGTTGCCTTTACAGTTTATACTTCTATGTGCGTACACTTTTCTAATATCATACTCGCCATACCACTTTCGTGTCAGTGGAGTATCGTGATTAGTTAAAATACTTGGCACACAACGCTCTGTAAGGTCGTTATAACACGAGACTAATCTCTCATGATCTGCTATACCAAACCCCTCTTTGGTATAGCGTGTAAAATTAGCTGTATCAGACAACGGCACGTAAGGACTATCAATAAAGCACACATCACCCTCTCGTGGCAACTGCAAAACTTCTTCAAAGTCTGTGCAAAAGATTACCACGTCACTTGACTTAAAATATTTGTTGATGTTTCGTAAGTTGTCACAATCTATCAACACTGTCGGGCGTGTATTCTTATTCCACGGTGAATTAAATAAGCCTTTCTTATTCACTCTGTACAAAGAATTAAAACAACGTGCGTTTAATGTAACAAATAACGCTGACAGTCTTACGTCATAGTTTCCATTAAGTATATGCTCATTGTATTCCTCACGTAACTTCTCGTACACTTCTCTTGTATTCGGTAACGCTTCGATTTCATGGATGCTTTCAATTAAATCATCAACGTTGTTTTTAATGTGCCGATAAGTAGAGATTAACTCCCTGTTAGTATCATTTATCACAAACTGATTTGGTAGCAGATTAAACAGCAAAGCACCACCACCAACAAACGGTTCGTGATAATAGTTATACCTCTCAGGAAACACTTTCATCAATTCAGGTAACAGTTGTCTTTTGCCTCCAGCACATCTCACGAAAGGTTGCAAACTTCCTATAATCATTGTCAAATAGTCCTTATTGTCCGTTTTTATTCTTTTACTTTGCGTTCTAAATACGCCTTATAAGCATTGGTTTTCTTTAATTCAAAAGTAAAACAATCATCAATACTACATAACACCACGATTATGTCACCGTCCTTACCTTTCTTAAATTCTTCTCTGGAAAGATCTAAAGTGTCGTACAACATTGTAAACATCTCACCGAGATTTTCAATCGTATCAGTTATTCGCATATCGTTACAAGAGAATCTACAACCAACCTCTAACGTAACCTTAGTATCTTTAGTTACATCAAAGTCACTTGACATCAGACTAGCGAGAAGTCTATTTAATCTTTTCTTTTTCCACCACATAATCATCTCCTTGCATCAAATCCATCTAATAACCGTGTCACCTTTATATCCTTTTTGGAACACGAACCAACAGAAACAAAACATACCACCTTTGCGTGATATATCCCCGCCTTTGTAGCAGTTCAATCTTTTGCTAAATACGAACACAAACTTTGGTGGAGTACGTCCAAAAAACACTTTTCTGTCCTGACTTTCTAAAAACTGTATCTTCTGTAATGAACAGATGTACTCACCGTCTTTAATCAGAGACAGGCCATGTTCGACAAATTCCTGTGTGTACTTAAAAGGCGTATTTTCAACAATCATACAACCATTATCACAACACTCAGGAAGTTTGTCTACCAAAAGATAATCAGTAACAATAGTATCATGCCAACCACGGTCAACAATATCATATCCCGTGATGTGGCAACCTTTATCTTCAAAAACTTTTGCAATATTACCACTACCAACAGAACTTTCCACAATTTCATGTGGAATGATAATATTGTTTTCATTTAACATTCTGATTAAATCTTCAACACCCTTAGGGTCTGTGGAGTAATAATCGTTTTCTTCTCTGTCCTTACTCGCTTTTAAACCTAAACATTTAAACTTATTTTCCATATGTTACCAAATCCTCCTGTTTTGTGATTCAACAAATTCCTTTAAACAAACATTATCATACTTATCAGGATCGTTGTCTTTAACAAATCTTTCCAACAGTTCAACAACATTTAAAAGATTTCGGTGACGCTCTTTACTAGTCACTATTACTGATAAGAGATTGCCTGCCTGTTCCACGTCTAACGTGATAGTGCAGGTCTTGCTCTCAACCTTTTTCATTTCTTTTAACTCCTGGTTAGACTTTTCGATAAGCCTGTTACTGCGACTTAAACGGTTGTTTTTTGCCCAATCATCGCTTCCGTGGTTACGGCACGTCTTGTCACACGCCTTTGCACCACGATATGGCTTGCGACGTTCTTTGTTATGTTCAATAGCCTTATCTAAACTCATGTTATTCCTTTGCTTTAACCTTTACCTCAACAATTACTAAATCAAATTGTAATATGTTGTAAATATAAGATGATTCGTAATCTAAATCTAAATATGGTTCTAATTCTTTGTATGTGACTTCTGAGAATCTTTTGGCAAACCTAAACTCAGGCACATCTTTCAAGGCTGTCTCATTCGTTTCTAATCGGTGATAACATGAACCATCGTCATAAACTGCCACTATATCTATACAGCAGTTTGATGTAAAATAAGTTGTCTGTAACCATTCGTGTAAAGTCATTTTAATCTCCTAGTACAACTATCATAGCAAACAAAAGTTGAGCAAACAATATTATAAATATAAGAATCCATAGTACGTACTCATAGAATATGCCGTAAGGGGTAACTCCGTTGTCATTCTGTAAATACTTGTTACCACCATAAGATTCTTTTGCTAGTTTTTCAGCAAATTTTCTTAGCATATTAAATAAATCTCATAAATCGTAAAACAAGGGTAGCTGTTTATGCAACTACCGATTTTAATTTTGTGTCCTCCCCATTGTTTTAATACTTTTTGAGGAATTAAATGAACAATGCCAGTATATTCGCAAGTATAGTAATCGCAACCCATACAACTACTAAATACTGACATACCATCTGCTGGATGTTGTTTACAAAATTCTTTTAACGTCATTCTTCATCCGTCACTGTAATCACAACACAAGGAACTTTGTTGCCCTCTGAATTTAAAACTTTTCCATCTATTTCAATTACCTGCTTTCTTAGGCAATACAGTGGAATTTCATCAACCATACCTTGATAAGCGTAACTATAACACTTATCATTGTCAATATCACTTTGTATGTGAACCTCTACGTACAAATCGTCTTTCCACTTAGCCTTTTTTAAATATTTATATAGCTTCATAAAGCAATCCTAACTTATTCTTTGTCGTCCTTGGTTCTCAGTTCAACATTGTACAACATACACCCACCCATCGGGTGAAAATGAATCTGAATGACAACCTTTTTCAACTCGTAATCCAAATATTTTTCATAATCATCTACATTGAGCTTTTTGCCATTATCTAACTTAAATGTATCTAAAGCGATATAAAAACAATCTGCATCATCAATGCGACCGCTGTCCACTTCTCTTTGGATAAATTCGTCTAACGTCATACATGCTTACTCCTCACTTTCTTTTCCAAAAGCCTGCCATTTGCCATCCTTGAAGATATCATAATTGTCATACAGTTCCGACATTGAATACATCGCCCCACACATGAATAAGGTTCCTGCTCCATTTAGACAATCGTTGTAGCCATCAATAAGTCTGTGCATTTCTATTGTTTTGTCTTTTTGTCTAAAATGTAAATGAGAACCAAGAGGATATTCTTTGATAAATTCCATAACAGTATATGGTCTGTACTTCTTTTCAGGCTCTTCAGGCTTTACCCATTCGCAAGGGAGACAATAATTAAAATTTGCATATGAATTATTTTTCGTAGCGTTAAACACTCCTGTTATGCCGTCTCTACTTAATAAGCGTCCTATCTGACAATTAGACAAGTCTCCATAATCACTTGCCTTGTCGCTAAAATAGCAGTCTGTACCAATGAATTTACTTTCCATTACATCAAAAGCCGTTAAAGGCTTCTTACCATCAATAATTCTTTTATCTAGTTCCATATTTATTTCCTTTTACCACTGTGGATAACCAACTGAACGCACGTCAGATTGAGTCTTTGCAAGCTCAACTTCTAACTTAGCAACCTTTGTTTCCAATTCATCAATGCGTTTTAGATAGTCGATTAACATCACTAAAGGAGACTCGGTATAAGCCTTATTCTGCTTTAACCGAGCGTTTTCCTCAGCCAATTCCTCGGCTTTCTTTTTCATTTCTTCATATTCATCTCTTGAAACAAGACCCCATCTTCCAAACATCATTTCATGGTAGCTTTTCATCATTTCTTCTTTATTCATATCATTCTCCAAATTCATACTCTGCCTTATACTCCTCAAAAATCCGCCCCATTCTTTTTGAATTATCAGCGGTTAGATATAGCTGTTCCCACAAATCTGTAATAATTTCATCTTTTTCATCATTACAAGGTTCTAGCTCATAACATGCAACATCTAAACATACATCATAACCAAAATCATCTCCCAAATTGCACACGTATGATTTAAGCAATTCTGGTGGTAAAGATTCCAACAGACGTTCTTGATTCCGCCAAAAACAAGTCTGCCCAAAAATCTTTATGGTAATATCAGTTCTCGGAGGGAAAATCTTTAACCACTCACTTAAAGTCTTAAAACCTAAATTATCAATTCTCATGATCTTTCAATCTCCTTGCAGTGACTATAAAACACCCTTTGGTTTCCTCAACACCTGTCACTACCATTCCGAGGATAGGTGCAACATTCCAACACTGAGGGTATTTTCTCGCTTCTAACTGATCATATAATTCCGATCCGTCAGGGGTAATAATACGATAAAACTTTGCTTTCAAAAACCTTTCAAACTCGGTTCTGTGAAGCCAGTTATTAACTATTTCCATAATCACAACTCTATACAAGCAACAATTTCAACGTCAATATCCCAATCTTCATCGTCGTCAACAAAACTTATAGTCATGTCTGAAACATAGGATTCAAGCATCTGCTGATCGAATACGTTTTGAAATTTGTTGAAATCCAAACCAGCTTTTAACTTAAAACACATGTGCTGATAATTATCTATATCCAATACCCTAATTCTAGTGTTTAACTTGCAGAATGTTGACGGAAGATTATTTATCAATTCCTCAACGCTTCTGTCTCTAAACCAATGTGGTTCTGTTATTTGATAAACAGTCTTTTTGATCTGACTGCACAACACGTCTTGCATAAGTCCATATGCTCGGTTGAACCCCAATTCGTATGCCTGCTTAACAGAAATGTTTTCAGCGTCTTTACAATCGGTTTTATACCAATTTTTCATCGCAATATTCTTTTTGTCTATCATGCTGTCTTACTCCTTAAAATATAGATGTGACTATACAAAATAACAAAAACAATATAATTAACCCTACAAATTCACCCATGATTGCTCCTTGATATAAATGTATAATTCCCTGTCGTGAGTTAATGTCCTTTCAATGTCTATACTCAATACATCTCCAGGTATTTTATCCACCATTCCATACCATTTCAATACAAATCTGTCCTCCCTCTCGTTAAATACGATCACGTTCACAACAGTGTTTTTAGGTACATTCTTTATTCGCTCTCTGACGTTCACTTGATTACCCTTACAGTTTACAATTCACTCTTTTTACATAGCGATACTTTAATATTATCAATTCAGTAAATAATATACAATTACTTTTTGCAAATATTTTATTCGGCTCACAAAAAAGCCCCAACGTTGTCAGGGCGGTTCTGTTAGTGAATATCACACTCGATTATAATCGCAGGCACGTTTGTTCGATACTCGACAGAGTAGTGCCAGACTAAGCCATTAAAGTTTATCTGTTTGTTATAATCAATATCACGTAAATCAAAGCTAGCAAACAGACTGTGATCCGCAGTGTCGTAGATATAAACCTCTGCACCTTTGTGAATACGAGATAAATCGTTCAATAGGTCTAGCAACAAAGGCTGTCCACATTTCGTTGCTGTAGCACAATGCTTTATCTTTAGTGCAAAACCATTTCTCAATAATTCCACCTGCTTATATTTACACTGTATTTCTCTCACAATCTGCTCTAATTTTTCAACTCTATTTTCTAGCTTTTCTTCCATATCAACCTCTTTTAAGACGGCTTTCTCTTGTAAACAATCTTAAACCACTGCTCGTAATCTTCGCCTTTTTCATAGATAGCGTTTGACGGCAAAACCTCTACCCTGTTTATCTCTATGCCTTTATCGGATAGCTGTTCTACTCGCTCTTCGATCTGTGATTCAACCCATTCACCTATGGTACTCATTACCATTTCTTTGTCTTTCTTTTTCTTACCCATAAAAAACCTCGCTTAAACAAAGCTAATACTAGCTCAATTCTAAACGAGGTTCAATAAACAATTGCAAAAATTTTGATTTACTTATCACTCACAGATCGCTCAACTACTCCCTCTAACTTGCATTTGTCTAACGGCATTATCTCTATCGGCTTTACTGCTATCGGCTCTCGCTTCTCTAATATGCTAACTACCGCATGTCTGAATATACTATACTCACTCCTGTACTTATCTTTCTTCCCGTTCATCTCGCACCTCAATATAATTTGCATTTAACTTGAAAAATTTGTCATTTCATATTACGTATAATTTTTATACTCTCGTTCTCGGTGGTACTATATCATCACGTTTTAATCAGACACAGGAGAAACGCAAATGGATGAAGTAACTCACACTATTGTAGAACAACCTAACAATCCTTGGGGCGGCACAGCCCTCGGTGCAGGTTTTGGCGGTTTAATCGGTAGCTGGCTCGGCAACGGCTTCGGCGGTTTCGGTTGGGGTAATCGTGGCAACGCAAATGTAGGCTATGACACTGGCGCTATCAACGGCATCTCTCAACAGGTTAACGCTGTTCAGCAACAGATCGCTAATGCAGATCGTGACTTCCTTATGCAGACTAGTCAGCAAAACCAATTTTTAGGCAACCTCGTTAATGATACCACAGACGCTATCGTTAGTGCCGTTAACATGGGAGCTAACTCAACTCAATCCGCTTTATTCCAGAATACTTTAACACAGGTTCAGGGTCAGGCTGCAACCAACCTCGGCATTTGCAGTGGTGTTAACACTCTGTCTAATGCAATCGGTAGTGTAAACAACAACATCACTGAACAGGGTTATGAATCAAGATTACAGGCTCAACAGCTTGCATCTCAACAGCAACAATGCTGCTGTCAAGTAATTAAGACTGTAACTGATGAGGGTTGTGCTAATAGAGAATTACAACGTGCAATTCAGTACGAAAACACTCGTGATGAACTCGCACAGTCTCGTGCTAGAGAAGCCGCCCTTGCTAATCAGTTATTTACAGTGACAGCTATTGCAAATCAGACACAGGCAATTATTTCAGCACTGAAACCAACTACAAGCTCAGGCAGCTAAAGTTTTAGTATTCTATCACGTTCAAAGCGACAGCGCAATCTGTCGCTTTTTTGCTAGGAGAACCACTATGATTAAAACTCACATCTATACTATCAAAGACGGCGAACACGACGAAACTCACCACGAAGCAAAGGATCAGCTTGTAACTAAATCTGATAAATCTATCATTGATAACTATAAAGGCTCTTCCGATTACATGTTCATGGATAACTGCCGTAAAGTAGACGAAAAACGCCCTGTTACATGGGCTAAATATCCAAACACTATATCAGGTGCTAACGAAATCATCTCTATGGAGTATAATGAACTCATGGCTAACGCTAAAGCAGGTGATTTAAAATCCTGGGAGACTAATCTTTACCACCTTTCCGTAGCCCTGTTACATGCTTGGAGAATCTACAATGGCAACAAGTAATATCGCTTTTGATTATCTGTCAAACCCTCTGTATAACAACTTTGGCGTCGGTCAGAATAATCAGACTATACAACCTAACCCACAGGGTAATATCCCTTTTAACAAAAACGAGGTACAGTCTCTCGGCTTACGTCAGCTAATGAATTTCAACGTTATCCCTAGCTTTACCGATAGTGACGGCAAAACTTGGCGATTAGTTAAATCTGCAAATGACTCAAGCGTTGAGATCCCGGACCCTCGATTTGTGCAAGTCAGCGACTATTGGGTACATGAATTTCCTAACACTTCTGGCAAGGTGTTTCTCTATGTTGTTGAGGGGATCAAACAACCTCGCAATACAGGCGAACGACCTGTGAGAGTGCTGTATCAATGGTTTTCAACAAAGTGCGTTATGACGTTTAATCCACAGCTTATCACTCAAAATGAATGGTTGAGAGCAAACGTTTATACCGCACCGATAACTGATAGCAGATTGAGTAAACTCTCTGCATTATGTGGTATAGAAATGCCAACCGATGATACCACTAATACTGCCGTTCCGTCTGATAACAACGAGCCAGACATAGATCTTGATAGCTTGAGGTAAAGTATGGAAGATGATATTGAATTGCCAAAGGGTAAAATAACCGACGAGGTAACGCCTTATACGAACGTAATTAAGCGTAACGTAAAGCAGTTATTGCAGTCAGACCTGAATCAAAATAATCTCTTTAATGCAATAATGGCAAAAGGTGTAAAGTTAATGAGCGGTGATCATTCAGACCAAACTCTTGTTGATTTTGCCTCTCTGTTGATTACCTATAAAATTAAGTTTGCCAAAGATAAAAAGTGATGATAAAATGCTGTTTTCGTTGATTGGTTATTTTCAAGGAGAACAGCATTATGTTCATGGCTTTTGAGGGTGGTGACGGCTGTGGTAAAACATCAGCTATCGCTTATATAAAGAAAAAGTTAGACACGGTTCAAAAAGACTCCGCAATTGTCCTTAACGATTGGCATGGTGAATACGGCAATCACTGTAAACGCACTCTGACTACTCACCCTTATCTCGACGACATCACACGCCTGCAACTCGTGGAGAACTGTCGCTCTCACTCTATAAACAACGTCAATGATAAGCTATCACAGGGTAAAATCGTTCTCTATGATCGCTTCGTTCTGTCTACTTATGCGTATCAGTCAAGCCTCGGTATCGGCTCGCTAGATCCGACCGTTATCACAAAATTCGCCGATAAGGATATAAGAACGTTGAGAGAAAAACCTGTTTACGTTATCCTTAAAGGTGTTGATTATGACACTCAACAAGAGCGTATAAAGACTCGCAATTCTTCTGTAATCGATGTGTTTGACTTCATGGGTAGAGATAAGTACGAAAAGATACAAAACTTTTATGACAACGCAACTCAATTGCTTTTGCTGTTTCATAACAGACCTAATGTTATCTTTATCGACAACTCTCAGGATGTAGAACATCTGCATAAGCAACTCGACAGAATTGTTAATCTTATTTTAGATAGACAAAAGGACTAGTTATTATGAAAATGAATCTTGATGTTGATTTGGCTCAGGAACTTAAAGAACCTCTGCCAAAAGGTACTTACATTCTCGAATATTCACGAGACGGCTTCTCAAACTCCGATACGATTATCGACATCTACTGCACCGTACTGCAAGCAGACGATCCTAAACTTGTCGGCGAGACATGTAAGATACAAACCTGTTTCAGCAACGAAAATAAGCGTATCGTGGCTATAGGCAACTCTATCCGTAACCAAATCTTTAAGGCTTGTATCGGCAAGGATCTGTTTGAAGCTGAACAAAAGAAAGGAGGTATCGCAACCTCTAAACTTTACGGCTGTAAATTTCAGTGCAATGTAGATCTCAAACAGACTGAATATGGACTGTCTCCATACAAGAATGTCTTTAATGGTTTTAAATGTATCTTAACCGAAGAAGAACAGGCTGAATTAGCCAAGACAAAATTCGTTGATTAAGACCTGCAATAATTTTTGACAAAGCCTGTACTCTGTTATAATGAGTGCGGGCTTTTTCTTTTGAGGAGAAATACAAATGAATTTTATTATCGAAGATGGGTCAAACGTGCCTAATGCAAATGCTTATACCTCTGTCGAATTTGCTGATATGTATTTCGACGACAGGGGTATTACAGCATGGAGTGATTTCACTACCGAACAAAAACAACAAAGAATTGTCATAGCTACTCAATACATTGATACACGTTGGTTTAATCAGTTTAAGGGCGAACAGTTTTACGAAGATCAGTCGCTTCAATTCCCGCGTGATTTCTGGACTACAAAAGTTACTGACCCTGTTACTGAAGAAGTGATAGTAGTTCCTATCATGCCAACAGTCTTACTGCAAGCCTGTTGTGAATATGCCTTTGCCGTAAATGGCGAAACAATGTCTCTTGCAGGTAATTTTGAAACCTCCGAAACAGGCGATAGAATCAAGCGTAAAAAGGAACAGGTTGGTACTCTGCAAACCGATACTGAATATTTTTCACCTGGCAACGCACAGGGTAGCGTATGGGCGACTTACACTATCGCTGATAACCTTATGAACCCATTACTTGCACAAAGGGTTGTATGGCGTTGTATTCGTAATTAGGAGTAATGCCATGCAAAAAGAAAATTATATAAAATACGTTGAAATGGCGAAAAAACTCATCGGTAAATATGGCACAACGTTAGAGGTAATCTGCGGTGCTAATATCCACGATGATGATGAGCCTTTTGAGGTTGATACCGATCAGGAAGTAACATACACTACAACAGGTATTATCATGCCACCTGTTCGTGGTATTTATTTCCAGGGTACTCGTTTCGGTCTACACAATGTAATGGAGAACGGTTTGTTTGATGATAAGTTCTCCTGCTTCCTGCTTCCTGTGTATGACAGTGAGGGTAAAATTATCGACATTTCAACCGCCACTCATATAAAGCGTAAGTCGGTTGACGGTGTTGACGAAAGCAGGTTTAAAGTTTATTTCTGCGATACCATGAAACCTGCGGATAAGGTTATCCTTTTCTCTTATGGTTTAGGCAGATAACGAGGTGAATCATGCTACTTGAAAACACTATCGATAATGTGAACTACATGAAAAAACTTTTTGCTGATTGGTGGAAAGAAAAAGGGTATAACCCAAAATACGTCGTATATCAGAATGTGTTAAGCACTACCCCTACAGAGAATGTGCCGTTCGCTGTATTTGACATTGTTCACACAGGTGCGGACCGATGTGCCTTAACAGGTATCTCTCATGCTCGTTTCAGACAATCTGGCTTTGTAACTGTTCAGCTTTTAGTACCTACCAACACAGGTATGAAAGAACTGTATAATCTTACGCAGGAGATACTTAACCTGTATCGCAAACCACCTGCCGATTGTCCTATCAATTTCGGCGGCTTTTCGTTCAGAGAAAGTGATATACGCTATAAAGATTTTTTTAAATGCACAATTACTATAGGTTTTAATTACGACTTTTTACTCTGATATGCACAAAATCTATATTTGCTTGAAACAGTGATATAATACGCATGTCATAAGTTTGTTTTAGCTAAAAGGAATTTAACCATGACTAAAGTATTAAAAATTGACTCAGCTTCCGTCGGTATTTATATAGCCAAGGAACAATCTATCAATGTCCTGCCACAGAACCCAGTTTGGCAACAGCTCGAACCAAGTGAAGTAGGCGACATCGGTGGCGAAACAACTCAAACCCCTCGTACTATCATCAGACCTGACCGCCAGAACAACAGAGGTGCTATCACCGATTTGTCTGCTTCTGCTGATTTTACACAGGAACTTTCTCAATCAAATGCTAATGAGCTGTTTCAAGGCTTCTGCTTCGCACAGGCTCACGAACCATTTACCACAAAGCCTCTTAACACAGCAGGTACTACCGTAACAGCAGGTGACGGCACTTTTACCCTCACCGATACTACTTACGATACTTCCTCTGTTATCGCAGGCAATTTGGTTAAGGCTAGTGGCTTTGAAACCGCAGCTAATAACGGCGTGTTTGAAGTAGCTTCCGTTTCCGACAATGTAATCACTCTCGCATCAGATAGTGGCGTTACCGCCGAAGCTGTAGGTGATGGTGTGGTTGAAGTTGTTGGTTATCGTACTTCTGCAAGCATTACTGTTAGTGGTAAGGTTAAGCTCGTGTTTGACGATGCTGACAACCTCGGTCTTGAGCTCGGTCAGTGGATCTTCGTTGGTGGTGATACTAACAAGTTTACTACTAACGGCACTTTCTTCGCTCGTATCTCTGCAATTGAATCAAGTGGTTTAACTCTTGACTTTACTACAGGTGAATCCGCTATCGTTGCCGAAGAATCAACCAATATCGATATTTTCTATGGTGTAACTATCCATAACGAAAAGGACATCGACAAGATCAAGCGTACTACCTACACTATCGAAGAACGTCTTGACTACGCCGACCAGGAACGTACTATCCCACAGGCTTCTTATGTTTCAGGTTGTGTTCCGTCAGAAATGACCATCACCATCGAAAACTCCGCTCTGTCAAAGATTCAGTACACTTTCACTGGCTGTAGATTCTACACTCGTAAGGGTAGTCTCATGGATGGTACTCGCCTTGAGCCTTGGGATGAAAAGGGTTATAACGACGCTAACGAAGTTTATCTCTCTTGCCTGTCTACTGTCTCAAACGACCCTACCGAAACTGCACCTACCGCTATGTTCGCTTTTATGAGCAGCGGTAATATCTCAATCAACAACAATACCTCTGAAAATAAGGCTGTTGGTTGTCTCGGTGCTTTCGATATTTCGGTCGGCAAGTTTGATGTAACAGCTAGCCCGAATGTATATTTTACCGACGTTGACTCAATTACGGCATTACAAAACAATACCGACGTAGGTATGCAGATTATACTTTCTCGTAACAACGAGGGTATTATCTTTGATATTCCTATGATGGGTATGGGTGCGTCAATTCCTAGCGTAAGTGAGGGAGAACCTATCACTATGGATCTGACTGCCAATGGTGCGAAGAGTAAGTACGGCTATACATTTGCGTTCTTAAACTTCCATTATCTGCCTGATGTAGCGATGGCGAGTGAACACAACGCATTTTAGTCGTTAGAGTAAAGTAAAACAAAGGCTAGGTAGAAATATCTAGCCTTTTTTATTGACTCTTTTGTTTTTGGTAGTATGATATGTTTATCTAGGTAATTTAGAGGTGAACAATGAGTAACAAAAGGCAAACTACTTTAACAGAAATGTTAAACAAAACAAAAGAGCTTATCGACAATGGTAAAGATGTAAAATCAGCATGTAAGGAAGTGCTGTTAAACACGCCTAATGTAGAGCGTTACAGAGCGTATTACTTTCAGTTGGTTGACAATGTTTTTCCTGAATTAAAAGCGAGTTTAGATCAAAAGTATTTCAAAAACTTTAAACACGGCAATAAATTTCTGTGGGAGTTTATAACTGATACATGTCATACCTGTAAGATGTGCGGAAAGATTATTCCATCTGTACATGAATACTGTTCAAAAACATGTATGGAAAGCGACAGAGAAGTTATCAATAAGCGTGTTAAACAGACACTTGTTGAAAAATTTGGCGAAGATGGATTACGCTGTAAAGAAATAGCAGAAAAGAAAAAGCGTACAAATCTTGCTAAATACGGTTGCGAATACGCTAGTCAGAACGAAGATGTTAAACGTAAAGCGTTAGAGACAAATAAGCGTAATCATGGTGGTATATTAGCCATGCACAATCCGTTGATTAAAGCAAAAATAGTCGAAACAAATTTGCAGAAGTATGGTGTTAGGTGTGCAAGTCAAGCACAGGAGGTTAAAGACAAAATCAGACAGACAAACATGGATAGATATGGTTATATATGTAACTTTGCAGATCCTCAAAAACGTGCTGAATATGAGCAAATCTGCATCGAAAAACACGGAGAAAATTATAAGCAACTGAGCAGAGAAAAAGCCAAAAAAACTTTCTTTAAAAAGCATGGTGTTGAGAACTTTCAGCAGTTAAACAGACCGCATGTAGAGATGTACAATCGTGAAGATGTGCTTGAAAACTTTATTGATGAAAACAACGAGTTTATGATACACGAGTTTTGCGTTTTTTTTAAAGTCGGCAGATGTATGGCTGATAGATTTAAACGAGAAAACAACATAACCAACAGAAACAACGATTGGCATCGTGGCAGGAGTAGTATAGCCGAAGAAGAATTGTTTAAATCTATCCCTTGCGAGAACAAATATCAGAACGACAAAAACATCTTAAACGGTTTAGAGTTAGACATGGTTTTACCTGATATAAAACTAGCGATTGAGTTTGACGGTATTTACTGGCACTCGTTACAGAATGGCAAGGACATGAATTATCATTTAAACAAAACCAAAGGTTGTGCTGATAAAGGCTATCAGTTATTTCATGTGTTTGAAGATGATGATATGGAAATATGGAAGTCTATGATTAACAACAAACTTGGTTTAAACCAGCGTATTTATGCTCGTAAGTGCGAAATAAGAGAGGTTGATTTTGAAGAAAGTTTGAATTTTCTCGACAATAACCATTTGCAAGGTTCATGCCCTAGCAGTATCAGATATGGTCTGTATTACAATAACGAGCTAGTACAGCTTATTACTTTTGGCAAATCTCGTTTTGATAAAAAGTATGATTATGAGTTGTTACGCTTGTGTACGCTAAAAGGTTGTTGTGTTGTGGGTGGTGCTAGTAAGTTGTTCAAGCATTTTATTCGCAACCATCAAGGAACAATAATTAGTTATGCCAACAGACGATTTAGCAAAGGTGATGTTTATAAGCAACTTGGCTTTGAGTTTAAAGGCGAAACAAAACCTAATTATTATTATGTTAAAGGGGATCAGACTTATTCTCGCTTAAAATTCCAAAAGCATAAGTTAGCACAAGTGTTAGATAATTATGATCCTAATTTAACAGAATATGAAAACATGCTGAATAATGGTTACGACAAGATTTATGACTGTGGCAATCTTGTATTTGAGTATCTCAAACAAAATTTTTAATTTGTGTTATAATCTTATTCGCTTTTGTATTTCTCTTTATATAAGGATTAAAACTATGGCTAGTTTTGTTTCAAGTATCCGAGCTGATAAAAATTTAGAAAACTCTGGCGTTTGGGTTAGTTATACCGACAAGCCTAACGACGACGGCACTGTTCCTGAATTTAAGATCAAGCGTGTTTCTATCACTAATACTGCTTATCAGGCAAAGATTAACCCTATCTTAAAGCGTATCGAAAATCTTAACGCTTCAAAGAATGATGATAATATCATTTCAGAAGTGGTGTCTCTTAACATCGAACTGATTAGGGTTTACCTCGATGAAATGCTTGTGGATTGGCGTAACGTTAAAGATGATGTGTACGATCCAAAGACAGGTGAACGTGTGTACGACAATGACGGCAGACTTATGTTCGAGGAAATTCCTTACTCAAAGGAAATGGCTAGAGAACTGTTAGCTAATGCAGACGCTATCAACGACGCTAAATGGTTAATGGAACAAAGCGGTAATATCTCTAACTTCCTCACAAGTAACAGAAAAGCCAATTTAAAACACTAACCGAGTTTTTTGACTATTGTTACAATCAAGGCTCTGCGGAACATAAAGGGTTGCAAAGAGCCGTTGCTATGGCAAAACGCTTTGGCAAAAAGATCGGCAAATCCACCGAGGAAAAGGCTAATCAAGCTGAACCAACTTTGCCTGAACATCTGCTACTGCATTTCAATGCGTTTAAAGATTTAAGCAGGCAACGCAGTATGGGTGGATTTGCATTAGGTAATATTCCGTATTTAGACATTGTTCAATACGCACAGATTTACCGCATGGATGAAGAGACCACAGAAGATCTTATATATTTTGTTACAGGTCTTGACGATCATTATCTGAGCCGACTGAACAAAGAACATAAATCTAAAATGGATAAGCAAAAAACTCGTAACAACATTGGTAAAAGGTAGTATCGAAAGGTGCTACCTTTTAATTTTGCGTACGCATGGTTTTCAATTATAATCTTTGTAAATCACTTGTTTAATAGAGAACGATCATGTCAAGTATAATTTTTTCATTCAAAATAGATATAACAGACGACGGGTATAAACGTGCGTTTGAGCAGGTTAATAGAAAACTACGTTCGCTCTATAAAACAAGAAATAAAAAAATACAGAACCTTAATGTTAATATAGAAAAATTTAAAAAAGAAGTATCAGAGCTGATGATACGAATTGCTGTAGAAGCAACGCAGGAGCTTATAATGGCTACACGAGGTACAACAGGTAATCTCGCAAGTGGTTGGCATGTTACTTTTAACAAACGAGACAGATCAGAACAGGGTGTGTATGGCGGAGACTTTGACGCCTGGTATTCAGATACATATCTAATTAAAAGCACTCGCAATCGTGCTATATACGACGAGTATAAAAACGAAGCAATAGCAAGAGAAAGAAATAAATTACCAGGTTTATTAGACAGAGCCAAAACCTCTTATACTGTGTATATAATAAACAGTGCGTATATGGAAAAGGTCAACGACATAGGTGACACTGATTATACTTATGGGTATTATGCAGAAGAGGGTATTAACTTTGGTTGGTTTGCTAATAAAGACGGTTACAGCATAAACTCGGAACAGTCAGCAGGAGAGTTTTTGGCTAATTATTTTAAAAATAATTTTACGCCTGCTATGAAACAGTTGAGACGTAAATACAAGATGAATAGAGGGTAGACAAAATGAGTGATAATAATCAGATTATAATCGAGTTTGACGGCGATACCACGCAATTTAACAAGAAGTTTGACGCCGTTAGAAAACGCTTGGAACGTCTTAGAGACAAAGAACATACTGCCACAATAAATCTTGAGTTTAAAGGTAGACAGACTCTCACAAACGTAAAAAACGAAGTTAAAAAACTAGAGAGTGAAACTCATACTATCAATGTTGATATTCAGATTCCGCATTTGAATAACATTACGTCTCTGCAAAATCAATTCGCAAATATAGCAAGCACAGTTAACTCTTTTAAGGTTGACGATAGTATCGTTCGTTCATTAACCGGGGTAACGTCAGCGTTGCAGGGAATTACAAACTTTGATGCAACCTCTTTACGTGATACACGTAACGCTATAAGCGATATATCATCTTCGTTACAAAACTTAAAAAATTTAAACACAGCCCCGGTTAACAACATTCAAAATGTGTTGACAAACTTATCTGTTGCTTTACGTGGTGTCAACAGAACAGGCTCTACCGGGATTCGTGATTTAGCATCATCTCTCTCTACCTTATCATCAGCTTTACAGGCTGTAACTCGCATTGACGCTACGTATATTCAAGATTTGGCGAACTCTGTTTCATCTTTGCATATAGATCCTGCTTTAGCCGATCAAATGAAAACCTTGGGTAGTGCTATGTCAAGATTGGGTAAAGGTCTTGATGATTTGAGTTTGACTAAAAGATTTTCGGCTGTAAACAATACCGTCGACCTTATCAACGATCTTGGCAGGATAAGAGTTACAGGTGATTTTTCTGGTCTTGAACATGTATCAAAGATAGTATCAGGTATCGGCAGAGGTTTGACTCAGTTAGAAAAAATCAATAATGTTAACTTAACTCCTGTCAAAGTTTTAATTAACATGTTGAATAGTGCTCATGTTGATATATCATCAGCAGCAGGCTTTGAAGCTATCGGTACCGGGCTTGGCAAAATCGTCACTGCACTCAATCGTTTGGACAGTGTAACAGTTAATTCTATGAGCAACCTGCAAAGAATGTTAGGTGTGCTAGGCACTTTCATACAACAGTTAACCGCATTAGGCAATAACACTAAAGCTATTACCACTGTTGCTGAACTTATAAGAGAGTTAAAAAACCTGACCACTGCATTAGGGGGCACTCAAAGCGGCATGAGACGTGTGCAAACCTCTACCCAACAAACTACTAGCTCGCTCTCTGTATTCTCTCGTCAGGTTGTATCTAATATAGCTGACTTGCGACGTGTTGCTGCTTCTATCTATATATTTAAAAATGCAACAACTTGGATTAAGCAAACCTCAGAAGAATTAGATAGATATACTGTTGTGCAAAACAAGTTACGTGGGTTATACGACGGCGACGAGAACAAGGTTTCCAAAGTTAGCGAAATGATTTTCCAATCAGCACAAGATGCACGTACTAGTATGGAAGCATTTTCTACTACATTCCTGAAAGTACAGCTCGCAACTGAAAAGTACGGCTTCTCTGCTCAACAGGCTGTACAGGTTACTAACACTCTCGCTAAAGCTATGGTTATCGGTGGTGCTACCGCAAGCGAAACTGCTTCTGTAATGTTGCAGTTCTCACAGGCTTTGTCCAAGGGTAAACTCGACGGCGATGAATTTAGATCCGTAATGGAAAACTCTCCTGTACTTATGCGAGCTTTAGCTAGAGAAGCAGGTAAAGCTATGGGTGTAATGAACGCAGGTCAGAAAGAGTTAATGAAGTGGTCTAAAGAGGGTAAACTCACTATTGACATTCTCATCAAAGCATTGTTAAACCTGCATAATGAAATTGACGAAAAGTTTAGCAATACCACTGAAACTGTAGGTCAGGCTTTCCAAAAACTTGAAAATGTATCTATTAAGACAATGGGGCAGTTTGCAAGTGAAACAGGATTGCTTGACGGAGTAAAGAATGTTGTAAACGGCATAGGTAATCTTGTAAAACTGTTGAACGGTGGGTTAGGTAAAACTGTTATATCTTTAGGCAAGGCGGTACTGTTTCTTGGTCAGATATATGTGTATTACAAGGCGTTACGTGGTGTTGAATGGATCTTGGGTATCTTATCATCAGCTCGTGGTTCGTTGGTTAACATGGTTGGTCTGCAATACTCATTAGTTAGACTTAATCGTGAAAACGTAGCTTTAAGAACCGAAGATAATATTCTTACTGCTCGTATAGCTATGGCTGACAAGGCTAGAGAAGCTATAGACCAACGTATCCTGATGATTCAGCGTCAGATAAACCTCAATGCACAGGCTTATACCCGCGAACAGATGAAGCAGTTACAAAACGACCTGGACCACGCAAAAGCGCTTAGAGATAACATGGGGGTACAAGGAACTGTAATGTCAGCAAGCGACACTGGAAAAAGCGGTATAGGTGCGTTTGTCAAAGGCTTTTTTGGTTTGTTCGCAAAGGTTGCAGTTATATCAGCAGCAATGTATGGAATACAAAAACTCACAGACGCTTTAATGTCTATGAGTCAGGCAGGTCAAACTCTTAAACATGCTTTAGAGGGTGACATATCCGCAATTAAAGATTTGCAAGATGAGGATTTACAATCATGGCTTAACTTTGCTGATATTCTTGGTCGTATATCAGGCATTGATTTCGGTAACGTTCAGCAGTTAAAGCAGGAAATGATCAAGGCTCGTAACGAAGTCGCAGGTATAGATCCGCAAACTTCCGCAGCTATGGCAAAAGACGAAAGAGGTTTTTGGACAAAATGGTGGGAAGAAACAAAGCGTGGTGCTTCCGATCTGACAAAAAGTATCACAACATCTTTTGACAGACCTTTAGAAGCTATTGATTCTAAATTCAAAGCGTTTAGAAACTTAACTCTGGCCACAGTGCAAGTAAATGATCGTGTATTAGAAATCGTTTCTGAAAAAGTGAGTGCTCTTGGTGAAAACGAAAAACTGAGAATTAGTGAGAATAAGGAACTCATTTCATTGGTCAATGGCTCTAAAGACTTGGTTGGAAGATTGGCTATTGCTTATGAACACATGGGCGAAGTTCACCTGGCTAACAAATCTTATGATCTTGTTGAAAAATTGAACCTTATCTTAAAGCAAGACGCTTTAACAAAACAAGATTTAAACGCTATAACAAGACTTATGTCTGAAAACGTGGAATTAATACAGGCTTATAACAATGGTAGCGAGGTAGTTAGAAATACCGCAGGATATACACGTGCTGACGGTACAACTGTAACTCTTTTGCATGAGCATGAGTATAGACAGCAATTGTTAAAAGAAATGCAGGATGAAGTTATTAAGGCTAAAGAAAGATCACAAAAATTAAACGAACTCACCGAAGCATATCCAGTGTTAAAAGATGCCACTTTTGATGTTAAAAGCGAACTTGTTGACACGGTTAAATTCGTACAGGAGTTAAACGGTGGGTTTGAAAAGAATGTTGGATTGCTTGATAGTTTTGCAAAGAGCTTAGCTGATATTATTAAGGTTCAACAGGGTCTTGAGGGATATGTAAACCCTTACGAATTAGCTAAAAAACAAGCGTTTTCTACCGAAAGCGACACTATGAAACGATATGCAGAAACAGGTAATCAGTATCTGAAATCAAAGACAGGTTCTAAAGGCTTTGGTGTTTTTTCCGAGGGCAATAAATTGTATTTCGGTAAGAGTGCTGATGATGAAAATAGAATACCTGTTAAAACCAGAGATTACAACGAACATACTATAACCACTGCTCTTGACAACGCACAAAACGCTTACGAAAGAGCAGAAAAAGAACGCAAGGAAAAAACAAAAAGCAAACCGAAAGCTACAGGTGGTGGCGGTCATAAGAAAGAGTTTAAGATCGATTGGCTTGACATGCGAGATCTTGGTGGAAATCTGTATGACAGTTTAAACCCGGAAAACATCCTTGATACGTTTACCAACATGGTCGGTGCAAACAAGAACCTGTTGTTCTTAAACGAGGAAATGACCGCTTGGTATGAGGAACAGGCTAAACTCCTTGAAGAAGCTAAAGAATGTGGCGTTGTATTATCTCAACAGGATTTATCACGTCTGCAATCTTTATTCATGCAACGCAGACATATGGAAGAGGTTGCAAAGGCTGAACAAGGTTTTGTATCTGATGTTACTAAAGAAGCACATCAGCGTGAGATAAACATCGAAGCCTTAAACGACCTTATCAAAAAACAGGAAGCATTAGGTAAATCCGCACAGGCTTATAAAGAATTGCTGACCGAGCAGAGAACCGAGTTAGAAAAAATGACCCATGAGTTTGAAAAGCAACTTAAACTCAAACAACAGGGTGATTTTATCGGCGGTATAACATCTCGTTATGAAGATCTTTATAAGGCTTTAAGACAAGATAAGAGCGATAAAGAAATCACTGATAAGGAGAAAGACCAACTGCTTAATCAGGCTGTTAGAGAACGCTTTACAGAGGTGTTCACTGATAAGTACAATGAAATTATCGGTAACGGCAAAGGCATGTTTGGTTACGAGGATATAATCAATAATATCGCCGCAGGTCAGGCTTGGGCTTCTGGCAATATAAGTGATTATGGAATGGCTGAAAATATGCGTGGTGGACTTGATACTATTCGTGAATATTTAGGTCAATTCGGCAGAACAGGTCAGTCTGATAGCTTTTTACGTAGCATGGGGTTAAACCCAGAAGAATGGGATGAATGGTCTCTCGCAGGTCTGAACGCTATAGCTCAATTGACAGACGGCTTTAAGGGCTTGACATACACTCTATCAGAAGAGCTTTCAGGTGCTATGACTAAATTTACAGATGGCATCGCTAATGGCTTGGCTAATGCTATCGTTAAGGGCGAAGATCTGAAATCTACTCTGCATAGTCTCGCTCAAACTATTTTGGTCGATCTTATATCTGCATTGATCAAAATGGGTATTCAATACGTTGCTACTAAATTCTTAATGGCAACCGTTGACAAAGGTATGCAGGCACAGGAAGCTGTTGCGTCAGTCGCTCACGCTAAAGTTGTTGCAGCCGCTTGGTTGCCTGCTGCAACGTTGGTATCAACCGCTACCGAGGGTGAAGCACCTATTACAGGTAAAATTATGATGGACCTCATGTATGAACTGAACAAGATTAAATATCTTGGTGCAGGATTCGCAGAGGGTGGTTATACAGGTGTAGGTGGTAAATATCAACCTGCGGGCATCGTTCACAAAGGCGAGTATGTATTTACACAGGCAGACGTAGATCGAATTGGTTTAACCAACCTTGAAAGCCTGCACAATGGTGAATACAACATTACAAACAACAACGTGAGCAACTACAACTCTCAAGCAGGTGTAGGTGGTAACAATGTTTCTATCGTGAACGTTGTAGACCCTGCCATGGTTAAGGCTTATCTGAATACAAGCGACGGACAGCAGGTGATTCTGAATACGATAAAGCAGAATCCAAAAGCTGTAAAACAGATAGTCGCAACGGCATAAGACTTATCTAGTGTAATCAAAGCGAGCGTAACGGCTCGCTTTTTTGTTGTGGTATAATTGACATCAGTTATCTAACACAGGATTTACCGCCATGACTATGAATTGCTTTTATAGACCTCGCTCTAATGCAAAGGTCGAATATGAATATAAAACCAATGTTCTTAAAACTTATACTAACTACGAAGATCGTGTTGCTCAACGTGATATTCCTCGTATATCATTTGAGTACAATTTTAATTTTTCTTCAAACAAAGAGATGTGTGCATTTGATAATGAGCTACGTAACAATGGTTTGACAGGTGGAATCTTTATCCCTGATTGGTTCAGTATGATCCCTGCTAAAGACATTATCGTAGGTAACAACACTGTTACTGTAGATAATCTGATCAATTTTGCCAAAGGTCAGTATATTCTTATTCAGTCTATAGATAGTCCTGATTATGAAGTGACTTTAGTTACAAACGTTGCATACGCTCAAACAGGTATCACCTCATACTCACAGTCATTAAGTTTTGAAAGCGGTAAATCTTTTTCAGACTGTATAATTATGCCGTTATACAACTGCAATTCAGAAAAGACAAACAACCTTTCCAGCTCAAATGTAATGAATAACTCTGTCGGTATCGTAGGTATCGTTAAAGACCATATATACGTACCTATCAGGGATTACAGCATTACGTTTTTAGGACACGACGTTTTATCAGATGATTTTATTCGCCAAAACTCCGACATACAATTCAAATCTCAACAGGAAATTATGGAAAATGACTACGACATCGGCGTTGTAGATAGATTTACTTTTTATTCTCGTATGTACGATGAGTTTGGCGTTAAACTTAAAGTAGCTCAAGATAAACTTGAGTATACAAGAAACTTTATCAGACGTCGTTGGGGTCAGACCTACGGTTGTTTTGTCGCAAGCGGTACTAACGATTTTACTCGGTTAAACAATAATGGTTTTACCGACACTCTCACCATAAAGCAGACCACTCACGATTTTGATGCAAGACCTTACATCGCTATCAGTTATTATAATGGTGGTAGCAGGTATTGTGTTCTCTGCGAAGTAACCGCTCATAACGACGTTGATGATACCACTGTACTAACCCTTGATACTTCAACTGCGGTAACAATCGTTTATGATTTTGACGGCAATATAATTGATTATATATCTGACGGAGGTATCAATATCCCTGGCGGTTGCACTACCGATATTCAATCGCTGTTGTTTGCTCGTTTAGATTCAGATAAAATCACTTTTAGTTATGCAGGTACTAGTGCTGATAATTCAGGATTATACTCAATTGACTTAAACTTTGTTGAGTGCGACATGTACGATTCCGCACTTATAGACTATAACACTTATGCGTACGACTACGAAGATCGTAACACGTTACTGCTCATCAATGCTTATACAGAAAATACTTCATCAGCAGATGATGTGCGGGTTACAAACAAAGCTAATCCTATAACTTTTGGTGATTTCCCTAATGTTGCTTTTTATGTTAGCGGCGTTAAAACAACCGACGGCGAGTTTGATAATCCACCGACTGTCAAACAGCAACGCTTTTATGGCAGTATCAAAGTAACTACTGGCGATCATTCAGAATACCTTATCGATTATGACGATGATTTCGTATTACAGGTAACAGGTTCATTCAAATCTCCTGTACCTCCTTATTCTGATTGTGTAATAGGCTATAGTAACCTGTATATAGGAGGGATATACTCATCTTTATTCAGTTTGAACCAATGTTGTCTGATAAACTGCATTATCATAAATCAAACTCCTTATATTGTAATTAGCGTTGGTGACACTTATAACTCAAACACTATCTATAGTCGCTACTACTCGGTTTTCGTTAAAAAGTGTAACGGCAATCTTTTTGATGATACGCACGAATTTGCTATTCAGCGTAAAAAAGGCATCGTCACAGTTTGGTGCGATGGTTGGTTACAAGGCGAGATCAGAAACCTTAAACACACTCGTATGGGGTTTTTTACCCGCGATAATCTTGGTTGTGTTTGCTTTGGTTGGGCTCCTGTAGAGAATACTCATACTGACTATAATTTAGTTAATTTTGAACAGTTCAGAATTGCGTTGAACAAAACCCCTTATGATGATACCTACATGCGTTACAGTGCTACAAATCGTATCTACAGATTAGATGATTATAGATTGACTAATTATGAGGTGTTTAACGATACCGCAACAATCTTTAGTTCTGATATGATTCTGCAATCAAGAGACGGAGTGTATGGATTTAATACTCACCATCTTTTAACATCCACTTTTGCCAGTGTGTTTGTAAAGCATCCGTATTCAAATTACCTTTGTACACTTGCAGATAATAATACAACTTCCTATCGTAATGTAAATGTAACCACAAGTGTTGTATGTAATCGAAATCATGCAGGATATTGCCTACAAAATCAGAACTCAAATGATTGTTTCGGTTTAATTCCTAATCGTTACAAAATGCCGTTTAAATGGTACAAAGATTTTTGGCTTGAATTTGAGTTAAGTAACCCTGATGATGTAGAATTACCTGAAAATTATCTGCTCGCCGATCTTGATACAATAATGCCAACTGTATATGCTGATTCTGTTAACAAGCAATGGAAAGTAGGAGCGTTTGGTCTTGTACCTAGCGGTTGGTACTCATGGGAGAACAACGCAAGACTTAAAGTAGCATTGTCTTTGGACTGTCGTAACAATCGTGTTAGTGTTTACATAAACAACAACCGAGTGGCTTATACTGCTTTGACTACTTTGCTTACTACCGCAAGACAACCTTATATAAACCTTTATCCGTTAGTATTCAGTAGAAGTTATGCTATATTTCTTAATCGGTTTAGACTGTTAGACTGCTGTCCTTATTCAGACGATTCTTATACCGATGATGATTGGTATCGTGGGTTTTATACCACTTGGTTTGATATTGAGTTTGGTCGATTTAACGATGATAACTTTACTACTTTACGAGTAAAGCCTATCCACAATACTCACACTTTCGCTGATGTCTATGGTCAGTTAAAAGACGATAACTCTTTATCATTCTGCAAGGTGGAATGGTCAGACGGCACTCGTAATCGTGAGATCCGTAATCCACAGGGTAATACTCTATACACTGTTAAGGTTACTGATTATCGCACGAATAAAAGCGGTTATGGTTGGTTCTTTGTTCATTCAGGCTATACAGGTACAATGTGCAAGAGCAAATTTAACGATCATGAAGAGCCTGATTATCAGGGGGGTATTGTGCATGTAAGTGACTTTACCTGCGAGCGTTACAATTGGCAAAGTCAGCAGTATGAAGATTATCAGCCTGCGATGTTAAACAACTCTGACGTACGGGTCTATGATAAGTATGTAAAATTCCTGTCTGGTAATGATCGCTTTATCGACATGACAAGTGATACTGGTAAATCTATAACAAGTCTCTACTCTGTCGCACAGCAACAGTCTCATCGATTGTTTAATCATATGTTCATTAAACAGGTTGAGTTCACGTTAAGTAAATTTGTAAAACCACAAACTTACATCTCTGACGGCAGAGGGTACTATAACTGTAATGATCATATGCTGTTGCTAAATACCCGTTTTTATTCAGACTCTAGTCCGTCTAGTGGCTTTGCATCAGCAAGTAAAGAGTATGCAAATATTCTTTGTGACTTCCGCTATGACAGCGGTGATATTGACGGAAGCCATGTGTTAGATATTATCAGAGGTTATCAGTATGAAAACGATGTGTACGCACAAAATATAACCACTTATCTGCGTATGACTAAATCTACTATTGTCAACGATCAACAATTTGCTTTCTCACAAGGAATTTTAACAGATACATATAGTACCGCTTTTGAAGCCAAACAAGGTTTATTACTTAAAGATGTTAATGTGGAAAAAATCCATGTTGTTATAGAGTTTGATTATGATATGGTAAAAACATTTAAATCATCTTCTCAAACAAATAAAAATTGTTGGGTTCTCATTGCAACTAAATATTGGATTAACGGCAAGATGTATAAGACTTCTGATACCTTAAAATCTGTGTCAGGATTGGCAAGTTCTTATAAGGATTTTAATTGGGATGATTTTCCTTATGGTGTAGGATGTAAACAATTTGCTGAAAATGAAGATTTTTTACGCAAAACAATGGCTCACATCGGTTGCTTTGGTCGTACGTATGCTAACTCTGATCTTGATGCAAGCACTGGGGTTGGCGATATAAAGATATACGACTACGCCAAGTATAACAAAGATTTTAAAGTAAAATTATAAGGAGATTGCTCATGTTTACTCGTATTGTTTTTCTGTATCATATAAAGGTCAATGACGACAATTATTATTACACTAATTCGAACCGCAATCTCATTTTTAACGAAAATGAATATATTGCGATTCCGATAAAACATGCTAGTATCGAGAGTGATAGTGATGAGGTGACTAAATCTAAAATTGACGTCAATATGACTAATCAGTGTGATTTTATCAACGCTATGATGAGCCAGTATGACGCTTTTATAACCGAGCTGACTATCTACCGCTATTACACTTCTACAGGCGATGTCGAAACAGAGTTTAAAGGTACTATGAGTACAATTGAGTTTTCCGTTAAAGACGCAAAAGTATCGTTCGCTAACGTGCTTTATGATACTCAACGTATGGCTATGAGAATGGTATTTCAGCGTCAGTGTCCTTTCGCTTTGTACGGAAGCCAATGCAGAGTAAATAAACTTGATTACGCTCAACAGACCGATGTCGCTGATTGGACTAAAGTAGATGATTATCACTTGCATTACTCTGGAAGTGTGGAATTATCATCTCGTTTAACAGGCGGTATCCTGCAATTCCCTAACGGTGCTTATTTCTTTATACGTTACTTTAATACGGAAGAAAACACTATAACAGTGTCTCGCCCTATCTATACCGCATACTTCCCTAACAGCGGTTCGATAACTCTGTACGAGGGGTGCGACCGAACTATCGAAACATGTGAAAAGCACTTTCATAATTCAGAAAACTATGGGGGTTTTGTTATGCTACCATTAGATACCCCTGTAAATAGGAATCATCTCGCAAATGCAGTGAAAAAAGATATTGAAGCGTTTAGAGATTACGTCGAGGGTCAGTTAAGATAAGGAGTTTGAAATGACTGTTTCAGCAGTATTAGCTATCATAGCTTTAATCGTCGCTTTGGTTGCGATCTGTGTTGCGTTAAACACAAACATGGATTCTGGCAATCAGGCAGAAAGCAATGCGCCTACTTCCGAGGAGGGTAGAAAAATCGCTGTAGTACGTGGTACTGCATGGGTATCATCTACTCAAATTACTGTATGGACAAATAACTATACCACGGGCGGTTAAAATGCTGATAACTCTCAACGATGTACGGCAAATGGGGTGGTGTATGCAGGGCGTTCGTGATTACTGTATCGCTCATAACATAGACTACAATAAACTGCGTACTACAGGCATCGATAGCACTGAATTGTCTCACGATAAAATGGCACAGCGAATTATAAGTTTTAAATACCAATGTGGTATCATAGACAACAGTTTGAAAGTAACGGAGAATAAGCAAAATGGGTAGTAAACCAAAGGGCGCAAAGCCAATTAAGTATCATGCTACGGTTGAACAGGTTATCTGCATGGCCCCTGCTGATGCAATCGTTGAGATCGAGATCAATGACGAAAAAGCATGGCAAAGGCCTATAACTGAAAACACAGAGTTTTACATTGACGCTCCTGATCTGTTCGGTGGTGACAAATCAGAGGGTGGTGTGCAGGGTTGGTGCGAGGCTCGTTTTGGCGAAATCGGACAGGCAAAAAGTAACTTCCTTGCACAAAAAGTATCTGATATTTTAAGTGCTACAAGAGGTGTGTTATCCGTCGTTGCTAAAGATTTTTATCTCGGCATTTCTCCGTATGCAAAATCATGGCACTTTCGTGTTAAATCAACTTTAAAAAACTTTGACTATACTGATATATGGTATCAGGAAAAATCAACTATTGCCTATGATGTTGAGGGATTAACATCTCGCTTAGCTTATGCTAAATACGGACTTGACAGCTATCCTCATTACACTTCAAACGCTACTAACGACCGACTTTTCGGCTTTAGAACCGATACTTCTGTTACTCCATTAGAATTATCTTACGGCGAATCTACTGAATATCATTACCTTTCTCCTGTTGATTTTGGTGTTACCGATGTGGTAAAAGTTACAAACCAAAAACAATCTTTGATAACCACAAATGACATCAGTTATCTCGCACCTGATACAACGCCTGCACTTATAGTATTCCCGTTTGATAATAACGGCTATTACGACGCTAATCGTTACATACAAAACTACGCAGATAGCCTTACTCAGACATCTACTAATGTGTTTCCAACCAGTCTTGGCGGTTGTCCTTGGGCTTCTCGTAATAAAGGCAAGTGGATCGTTCGTGTACCTACAAATAACGGCGTTGAATACATGTATTCCGTTGGTTCATATGAAATCCCTAACGCAGGTCATTATGGATACACTTCTATACTTATAAATCTTGGCGGTTCGCTCGGCACTGCAACTGCATATAACAACGTGTTTATCTTTTCCGACGGCACTGCTATCTACAAGGCGACTAGAAATTCATCCACGTTTACTGTTGAGGGTTATACTCACCCTAATAATTCTACAAAAAAACAAAACACTTATGGTCATACTCTGAAACAGAATACAAACTATTATCCTGGCGATACAATCTATGCTTTTGGTTCAGACAGTCAATACAACATGACCTATCTGCTCTGTAAAGACAGTAACAATAAATGGTTTATACGTGTTAATAATGCAAAGACTTTGGCAAAGATTGAAGATCTGCAAATCTATCCAACAGGTAGTTTTGTTCAAGACGATTGTTATTTCCTGCTTACTCAAACCTACATGGTCTGCATATGCGGGCAAAACATTATAACCATGTATAGAACTGTAAACAGTTTAGATGATTACGACGGCTCTCAATTAGACTACAACCCTGCTCACGCTATCCGTGAAGCTATTACGTCAAAAGTATGGGGTTTAGGTAAAGACGAAAGTGTTATCGACGATGATAACTTCCGTATGGTCGCAGATACTTTATACAACGAAAAGTTAGGTATTAGTTTTGTTTTTGAATCTGATGATAAAGTATCCGACTTTATAGACGAGGTGTTAAAAACAATTAACGGTACTCTGCGTATCGACAGACGTACGGGGTTAGTGCAGATTAAACTTTTTCGTGCTGATTACGATGTTAACGATCTGCCTGTTCTCGACATCTCTAATATACTATCCATCGCTGATGTAAAGCGTACAGCTTTGAGTGAGTGCGTTAATCAGGTAACGGTTAAATATAAGAATTACCTTACAGGTGAACAGGCTAGTTTGGTATATCAAGACATCGCTCTTATTCAGGCTCAAGGTGAGATAATCAACGCTGATTTCTCTTATGACTACGTTTATTGGCAACCTACCGCAGCAAAACTCGCTCAAAAAGATCTGTATGAAGCGTCTAGTCAATTCTTTAGCTGTACTGTTACCATCGGTTTGAGCGGTAGAATGTTAAACATTGGCGACTGCGTTGTTTTGAACTTCCCTCATCTTGGTATCGAAAATCTTGTGTTCCGTATCGTAAAAATTTCATACGGCGGTAGCTCCACAAATGAAATCAAAATGGAGCTTACACAGGATAAGTTTTTCATGCCAAACACTTTAGGTTACGCAGGCGAGGTTAAACCTATTCAGGAAGAACCGCAGACGCCTACTAACATTGAGTATGCAAAGATATTTGAATTGCCGTTCTACCTCATTTACAAGAACGGCTTGTACAACACTAGTATAACTGACATACCTAACAGTTATGCAACTTTAGGTGTAATGATCAGTGCATATAATACCTTACGTGTTGACGGCGTTTATCACTACTCTTCTACCGATAGTGCTACATGGACTAATTTAGGTCAGACTGTAAAGGCTGATTTTGTTCCATCTTGCGTTACTACACAGGCTCTTGATTTATTGACTGATACTGTTACCTTTACACGTGGCAGTTACATGGAATCCGTTGACAGAACCTATTTAGGTTTTATCGACGATGAAATCATTGGCATTGGCTCGGTAGATACTCACACTAATACAGTATCTATCGCAAGAGGTCTGTTCGATACTGTTCCTCAAAAGCATGACGCGGGTGCGGTTATATTCTTTACCGAACCTCAAAACACAGGTATATACAGTTCAAAGGCTGTTATGGTAGCAGGGTATAACTTCGTGTTCAAAATTCCATACTACAATTCCGACGGTATGCAACCTGTTTCAGAAGCACAGGCTTATTATCTCGTGGATTTAGAAAACGTATTGCGAATGAAACGACCTTATCCTATCGCCCGTTTAACCTTTGACGGCAATCTGTTCCCTGAAATGTCTACAATTGATTGGCATTATAGTTCAGCAGTTACCTTTAAACATCGCAATAAGTTCGCTCAAATTGATGATAGTTACCTGCCATGGATCAGTGCCACTGACACGTCAGAAGAGGGGGATGTTATCGAGGGTTATACAAGCAAGTATGTGTTTACAATGAGCAACAGAAGCGGTAGTGTAACTCACGATTATATAACCACGTCAAATCAGTTTAATCTCTCTCTGCCTTGCGATATTGAAGAGTATGCAAAAATTGAATGTAGAAGCAGATTAGAAAATGACAACGATCCTAGTGATTATATAGACAGTTATCAGCCTGTTGTGTTAGAGGGTGAAATTCGAGATATAGTAATGTCATTCGCAATAAACAGTTCTGGCACTCTGCAAATCATCGCAAACTACAATTATCCATTAGTCGGTAGCATAGACGAAAATGACAATCTGTTGATAACTGTGCCAAACGACTTCGATGTTGAGTTTAGCGGTGATAATGAATACAATATGTATAGAACGTTCAAACTGTAAAAGGAGATTTATCATGTGTATTACGGCTTTTATGATCGGTTTGATGATTGGTATTATCGGCAATCTTATGGCAGAGGTGTTACATGACAGGAACAACTAAAACAGTGTTGATCGGTAGCTATGTACCTGTGTTTAGAGGTGAATATCGTAGTAACTACGGCACTTACGCAGGGTTTGACAGAGTTACTTTTGACAATGGACTGTACGTATGCTTCAACAGCGTGGCATCTACAAATAATGTCAAATCTTCAACATCTAATTGGCTGAAAAACTACATCGGCTTTTCTGGCTATGATTATGCTAACAACAGCTCTAATCTGTACTTCGGTGATTTTCAGATATACGCAGGTTCAGTGTATGTGATTACAAGTAATTCTACAAACCGAAAGTATGTAGATAGTAACGCTATAAATCTATTTGCTGACTTATCAAAGGGATATTAAAATGACTACCACAAAAACATTTACAATCGGCAGGGCAATCGCTAAAACAGAAAAGTTTGCTCTCGGCACATACTATATAAAAGGCGATGTTGTGATTTATGGCAACAGCTTATACTTATGCACTGCGTCTACAAACGGCACTCAATTACCAACTGATACTGACTACTTTACTGTTGCATGTAAAGGTATCATTGCTAAAGGCAGTTACGACAGCAATTCGTCTTATGACATTAACGATCTCGTTATCTACAACGGCTCTGCTTATATAAGTGTGGTTAACGCCAATTCCAATTTACCTACCGATAATACAAAGTGGATGGCTTTACCTGTATTTAACCTTAATGCAGGCTTCGGTGTCGGCGGTAGATATGCTTTAGTTAATCCTGACAACGATCTTGTTAGTTTGTGGAATTTGTTTGACAGCGGTTCTATCACGGGTAATATGACTTGGTATGGCGGTTTAACTGCGTTAACTCAAACCTACAGACCTATAATTGCTTTCCAAACAGCTTGCCCTTATATCGACTGTGCAGCAGCATATTCTCAATATCATGGTGTTGACAGCACAGTGAAAAATTATCAAACAGGTGTTGATTGTAATTGGTCTGACATCGCCTTATCTGACGGCGATAGTATAACCATGAGTTTTTTAGTCTTTCTTAATGCTACTCAAAAATCCCCTTATATAACACTGTACTCTTCAAGTTGGGAAGCGTCAGACTATGCTACGGCAGACGATAGAGGTTTGACAGTTAGAATGACTAATAATACTTTGTTTATTCAGCATCAGCGTGTATCTAACGGTAGTGTCACTTCTGATGTAACTTTAGCAAGCGTTAGTATAAGCAGCTATCTCGTTGCAGGTGCTATGAATGATATAACTGTCGTCTTAACACGTACAAGCACTGGCTATACTATCAAATCGTTTGTGAACGGCAATCTGATCTCTACCACAAGCCCTAGCCAAAACTACGATATTACTGTAACAAAAGGCTATTTAGGATATGCCTATAACAGCTACATGGAATCGTATCCTAGAGGCTTGGCACAGGTTGCCGTGTACTCAGGCGAAAAGTATTCAGCCACTTATACCCCTCAATATGTGTTGTTAAACAAACCTGGCGTTTAGGAGGTAATATGAAAGTTTTTATTTCGCAAGGAATGAGAGGAAAAACCACTGAACAAATCAAGGCAGAACGACAGGAACTTATCAAATCTTTAAATGAAAGAATAAAAGATGTTGAAATTATAGATTCTTTCATTCCTGATGGCGATAAAAAAGACCCTGTATATTGTTTAGGTACTTCCATACAGAAACTATCAGAAGCCTACATTGTTGTTTTTACTAGCGATTGGTATAGATTTCGTGGGTGTAAAATTGAAATGTCTGTTGCTGTTGAATATGGAAAAATAATTTGGGTTTTGTGATGAAAAGATTTTATTTGTATCTCGCACGTTGGATTTTTAGTGGCTTTGTTATGTTGCCCTTTATGATGTTTTTTGAAAGCCTCGGTGCGGACCTTTGGCTTAACATCATTCTAGGGCAATTAATAGGTGCTTGTATATTCTACAAACTAGATTCGCTGATTTTTAAACAGTCTTAAATAATTCCTTTCTAATAACGGCTTTATCGTTGTCAATAGCGATAGAGCCGATTCTTTATACCATTCATAGTCAATATCATCTGCAATCGCTCGTAACGGCTTAAAATCGCTCGCTATTGCACAGCAGATAGATGTCGGTACTTTTCTACCATTTTTAAACTGCAACGCATTGTCGCTCGTTTTTGAGTGGTAGAATCGTATCGTCTCCTGCGTACCATTACAGCTTGCTATCGCACAATAATCAGCCAAAGGAATGTCTGATATATAATCATCTACGCTTCCACCTTTTGTCAGCATTTGGCATACCAGGTAGTTTACCGCTAAATTCTTGCTCGCTTTGGCTATCTCTCTTTTGTATCCGTAACAGCCTTTGCCTTTGATACCATGCGGTTTTATCGCAATGTAATTGTTCACATCTTTTCCGTAGTATTTCGTGTAAACAGTCTTTTCAAACTCTAACCCTGATATTGAGGTGACATAATCAAAAATTGTTTTAGCGTCGCCTGTCTCATTGTCTACAAGCGTGATACCATCAGTGTTCAGTGATAACGCAGGTTTGTCTAACTGTAAACACATGTCTACAATCATCAGAAGATATAACTGACCTGTTAAAGTGATCTGAACGTATGCCTGCGGATTGTATAATTTAGAGTACGGATAGTTCATCTTGCCTGTCGCTGAATTTAGTACGAGCTTTAACGCTTTTGCCAACGCAGGATTGCTACTCTTAATCGCCAATCTCTTTTGCCGTACTTCGTTATACATACGTACAAACTTCTCTCCTAATATCTCTCTTAATACAGGATCGTAGCAAATCAGACTAGGATAATACGAGGTTACATCATAATCGTTTAACTCGGCGTTCGGTTCGGATCTGCCGTTTATATCTGCTGAGAAACCATGTAAACCACCTACCCCTATCGTGATCTCTATGTTGTTTAGGGTGAATGTTTGTGGTAACTTCTCATGAGTTATCTTACCATCTTGTACGATAAATTCACATGAAAGTACATCGTCTAATATCTTTTTTAATACAGGATTGTGAAACCTTAAATTCTTCGGCGGTTGATAGAAAAAACGTAATGTTGGCTTATTGTACGCTACCTCAAGATTCGGCAACTTTTCTATAAGCTCCGTTATCGGCGTGTTTAAGAAATCAGTCTTATATTCCCTTGAAATTGAGAACATCATCTCAACATCTTGCTTTAAAAAATTCTGATATATGTATAAGATATTCTGTGCCTCTAATGCACAGTCGTTTTTGTAATTGTCTTGAACATGAATCTGCTCTACCCCACACTGACAACATGCTAACTCATATCCGATCTTCTTAACAAGAATACTCATGTTCATTGTTGCCGGGGTCAAACCAAAACTCTTGCGTATAAAATTCAATACGTCGTTTCCCCATACAAGAAAACAATTCCTGCTCGCTATAAATCGCTGCAAAACCTCTCTGCTGTCTACGATAAAAAATTCCCTGCTCTCGTTTATAGCAAAGACAAAACCATTCCTAACAGCACAACACCAACGCTCGTACTGATTAAAATCTCGTTCTAATTTATAGATCATGATAACTAACTCTACTTTGAATATCTATAAATCAAAAATCTATCATGCCAAACTATAAACGTCAAGTACATTTTTAATGTCGGCTTTCTATTTGGGTAGTATACCTTATAAAATAATCGTTCCCATTCCTTAAAACTCTTGATAAGATTATTGTCAGGAATAGCATCGTCTAACGTTTCATAATAATCGTGAGAGTGAGCTGTGCATAGCTCTAACTCTTCTTCAGTAAGTGGTTTGTGTTTCGGTTTTGCCATAATCAGAATCCTTTAAAATAAATATCTGTATTATAGCAAAAACAGAAAGGGTAGTTTGCACCACCCTCTGCTTCTCTTTGTTCATAACCACTACCTTAAAAAATCATAGTAGTTAGAACGTACATAGTTAAAATGATATGCCTTTGTCACAGGCTTGAATTTCCTAGTCCTAAACATTTTATACCTCACTGTATTGTTATCTATCAATATGTGAAGTATATCACAAAATTAGTCTTGGTTCAAAACTTGTGCTTCAATCTTTTCCAATGCTTCGTCTCGCTTCTGCTTCTTGTTTACATAGTAATCTATTGCCTGTTCTAACTCACACTTATGATATGCTTTGTAACTATACACGTCTACCTGCTGTATGCCTAAATCAAAACACAATGACCTTACTGATGAATATGATTTTCCTCTGTAGGTTATCTTTTTCTTTGACGGATTAACAGGGGTTGTTAACGCTTTTTTTGTTTCCCAACCTATCGACAGTCTTTCTTTTAATGTCGTATATGGAATACCCCAGGCGGCCGCCATGTCTTTTAGGCGTCTGTACTCAATGTTGTTATGATCCGTATATCCATTACTCTTGTATTCCTCCATAAACTCGGTCAGACCTGTTTTAGCATCCACGCCACCATGCCTGTGAGACCACATGTACAGGATGTTTGGTAAAATGTCGTATGTATCGCAGAATGATTTGAGCGATGAAAATTCCATTCCGTCATACTTGTAAATTGTCCTTGCCATGTCTTATACCCTCTTCTTTTTCCCTCTGTTTGTTAATTCGCCTTTCAGTTTTTTGTCTAACACAATGTCAAACGCCCATTGTCCGTCTAGGTTATGCACAAACTGCTGATACTGTACTCGGTGATACTCTATTCCTGCTACCTGACACATCTTTTGCAGGCTAGTATATGTCTCGCCGTTGTATGTGTAGGTTTTCTTTTTGTGCGATTTTAAAAACTCACATGCCTGTACTGTATCGTATTCATATTTGTGCAAACAACTGTAAAATGTGTTAAGGTTAAAATTGTTTGCCTTGCACAACGCTGAATATGACCTGTATTTCACACCGTTATCATCTACAATGTTGCTCTTGTATTCAGCACATTTCTTTAGGTCATAACCTCTATTCATTCTCGCCAGATATGTAGCATAATCGACATTGTGATACGCAGCCATTTCTTTGAATGTCTTGAATTGATTACCTAAATGATCTACCTTTTTCAGCGATGCTACCTCAATTGCCTGCTCAACACTTAATCCGTACTGCTTCTGCTTACATCGTACTGTAGCTCGTTTGATTCCGAGCTTTTCACACGCTTCCTTAATTGTCTTGTATCGAACTCCGTATACAGTTACAGGAACACATCTTGAATCAGTATGCCGTTTGTATTTTTTTGGAGGTTTGTTGACGAAATACAAGCATGTTTCCTCGCAAGTGAAATTACGTCTGTGCTTTACTCGGATAAAGTTTTGATACGCCCAACCTCTTGCTTTGCACAATTCCTTAACGTTTGGATAACCAACACCCTGCTCGTCAAAAACTTTAATCATGATCTACCTCTAACAGATTTGCAAAGATTGCCTGTAATACGTTAACCACGATGGAATTACCTGCCATTTTATAAAGCTGTGTGTTACTGATTCCCTTTACGCTATCAAAATCTTCGTCGTTAAATCCCATTAAACGCCAACATTCTCTAGGGGTTAATTTCCTTATTCTTAATTCTGGATTGCATTCCGTAACCTTTAATCCGTATCGTTCAGCACGTAAGGTAGGCACAGTTTCGTCATAAATTCTAAGTTCATCACAAAACCCAAGAGTATCATCAACTATTTTAGGCTCAACAACATAATTGTCTTTGCCAACAGTTGTCAGAGTATTGCTTATTCCCTGAGTATTAACCTCTAATCTCTGTTCGGTAGGTAAACCTGTTGTTCTATCGCTAGGGTTGTCAGGATTACGACCTCTGCTTGCTGCGATGATAGGTTCAGTTATCAACGGCATACGATTACCACCCTGTGCCGTCTGTAAAGTAGGTGATAAACCACTCGCATTGTATACGTTACCTGCCCTGGCGCCGCCTGCGTTCTCGTCATATAGATTGCCTAATCTGTCTACATGAGGTTCTTCAATTTTCTTTGGTAATTCTTCACTGCTGTTTATACCCGGTGGAACAAGCATAACCTTTGTCGGATCTTTATAATCGGTTGCGGCTAAACATCTCGATATGCCGTTTACATCAAAAACCCAACCTTTCTGACCGCCAACACCTAAATGACCTAGTGCCATGATCTTATTCTCACCACTGATGTTAGGTGAATACGTCTGCACTAAAGATTCGATAAGTTTATCAGCACGTTCACTCTTGAGATAAAACTTCTCATCAACTTTCTGTTCTAACACGTCTTTTAATCTAATCAGTAATGGCATAGGCTGTGGAAAGAAAAAGTTATGATCGTCTACATCCTTGCGAATTGATACTATAAACACTCTTTCTCGATTCTGCGGAACGCCAAAATCTTTTGCGTTTAATATTTCAACGTAATTGTTGTACCCGGCTTTCGATAACTCGTTTAATACTGTCATGTACTCTTTGACGAACTTCTTTGAGGTCAAAGCCTTTACATTTTCAACTATTGAATATTTAGGTTGAACATCTTGTAATATCCTTAACCCCTCAAAGAACAATCCTGAACGTGTGCGATTTCCCTCGGAATCTTCAAAACCTTTCTGCTTTCCTGCAACGGAAATATCAGTACATGGAAATCCCCATGTCATTAAATCAATATCGTGCAGTTTAGAAGTATCGATAGTGGTTACATCTCGCAGGTTTAAATCTTCTGATACCTTGTGAATCATCGAATACGCCTTGCTTGCATACGGATCAATCTCACAATAATTCACTAATTCATAATCAACGTGCAAATTGCTTAACGCCTTTTCAAATGCACCAATTCCACTGAACAAACTTAATACTCTTAACATGTGCTTTTCCTTTAGTTTGTAAAACATAATGGTATTCTACTTTTAATTATATAGAGCGTCAAGCCATTCTTTTAATTCGTCGCTCAAATTTGATACAAAAATGTTATGTATGTAACAATTCCTAATCACGTTAAACTGCGATGTCTTATTCTTGTTCTCCTGCGGTAAAATGTTTATCACATGCCGTTCTATACCATCGTTAGCATTGTCGTGATTCTTCGCGAGTCGCCAAACGAAAAAATTTCTATAACCCCAGAATTTCAAATAGTCATAACAAGGGCTGATAACGTATATCTTCTTACCTGCTGTGGATATAACAAAGCCTGCGATACCCTCACCTTTTTGAGATCTCACTGCTATCACATCATTCTGAAACTTGTCGCCCTTTAAATTATCCAGGTCTTTTAATACGTCTATTTCAGTAGCGTTTAAAAAAGCTCTCATGCACTCTTCGTTGGCTAAAAAATTGTCTATAATATCTGTAAAATCAAACTGTATCTTCATCTCTTAAATTCACCGCAATTGCGTTGTATAACAATTCGTATCTAACGTCGTTGTCAGTGATCCTCTCTCTATCTTTTAATAAACTCTCTATCCTTGCTAAACCTTTAATCTTATCCTTGAATACAAACACCTCACTCGGTATATTGTCAATGTAATAATTCATAATGTCTTTTTCAGGTATCAATGGCGAGTCTATTTCCTGTATAGCTGTAAATCCTGTATCTTTCGCAGATTCGTATCTGATCTCTATATCAGTGTTCATACAACAGTATTCGCAAAACTCACTGACAGGATATTGCTTGAATTTGTTTTGAGATATGACACCACAAAATACCTTTGTATCATCTACGATATTATACGTCATGGCATACATGAACGCACCTAATAGCTCGTATATGCTGATAAAATTCCTCTGATATACGGTGTCTCTCTTACCTGTCTCTGTCGTGGTGATTCTCATCGGACAACCTGTACTTAACGATAACTTGATGTTGTTCTGCAAACCTCGACAGTTATGATAGTATGGTAATGATCCTATAGGATTTGTAATTATCATGTCAATAAACACAGTGTCAGCAAACAGCGATGATGATTGTATGATCTTCCTGCTGGCTAATTTACTCCATGAGTACGGATTCCAATCTTGCCCCTCACATCTGTATGTACATGAATTTGCGTTTATAACTCGCTGTGGATTTAGCTTACTTGTCATTAACAACAGGTTGTACGTTATAAGCAGGTTAGTGCCTACAGTAGTAACAGGATCTAATATCGATTCGCTTATCTGGGTTAAGCCTGCAAGATTTATGATAAAACTTATCGTAATCCTCTGCTGTTTAATCCTAGACAACAGATAGCAAACTTCGTCTCGGTGAGTAAGGTCAACGATGTAATTATCCCATACGTTGTCGTGCTTGTGCTTTAAACTTCCCCATTCCTTTGGTCGCTTAAATTCCTGCTTGTCTACTCCTATAACATTATAACCACATTGATACAGCATTTCACATATACTGCTGCCTAAATACCCTGCTGAACCTGTTACCAATACAGCGTTTTTATAGCCTTTACTCATACTCTCACCTTTACTATAAAAAGAAAATTATCCTCAATCTTAACACATTTTCTGATGATAATTAAATTTTGATTCTTATCAACGTGATGTGCCTAGCAAAACACCTCAAAACTATTGATTACTCAAGGGGTTTATGATACTATTTCGATAATTTTATATTCATTTTATAAGGAAATTTTATGAACGAAAATATTGCTGAAACAGGTGAAATTAACGACCCTACTCTCGATTACGAGGAACGTATAACCGAGGGCGTTACTATCAAAAAAGACAAAACATTAACCATCGAACAAAAGGTAGAACTCATCAAAGAAAAATCAGATGTCGCTGTTCGTCGTGTTTCTCGTAGATTAGACGAAATCAATACTTATCTGAATCAAATTGACATCAGTCTTGAAAGCGTATGCGAATTGTTTTGCGATGTGCAGCATTTAGAAGATCCTATCGCTCTTATAACCTTACATCGTATCTGCAAGAAATACAAAAAACTGTTTGATAATTGGGAACAATTCTTCAAAGAGGATATTCACATGTGCCAGGAGCTTTCTAATCGATATGCAGATTTTAACGAAGCTGAAACCGATAAGATAATTACGAAAAACCTTGAGCCATAAAAAATACCCCTCATAAAGAGGGGTAAAACTTTGGAGCATATATATATGAAACAAAAATGGATGCGAGAGATGGAGTCGAACCACCAACAGTAGCGTATGAGACTACCATGATACCTTTTCACTATCTCGCTGTGAACTTGGTTAGTGTGGATTCTATCGGCTGTACCTTTCCGATCCTACCACTGTAATATTCATTACCCTATATCACGTGATTCAAGCGTTTAGATATATTACATTATCTTATCCACCGCAATTTTCTACGGTGGCTCTAACCATTAGTATATGCTATCAAACAATAACACATAGTAATGGTGCTGATAGTAAGAATCGAACTCACAACCTTTTCATTACAAATGAACGGCTCTGCCTATTGAGCTATATCAGCAAATAATCAAAGTACACTAACGCCCTAAAATTGTGTATTTTAATATTATAACATGTCAATGTACTTTCCAAAACGCACTCGCTGAATACGCTTTGGAAAGAAGATCTTACGGATAATCGGGGGCGGGTAAGATCTTCGTTCCTCACTTCCATGTGATTCTAAACAAAGCGTGATCCTGCACCTACAGGAAGAACTAACACATAATTAGTATACGTGGTTCTGTATCACACGCTTTGTCAAGTTTTATTTACCCACGAACTTGATAACGTGCAGGGGCGATTAACTGGTCCGCATTGTTAAGAGGCGCATAACCGCTCTATTATTTGGGGTGGGGCGTACAGGAATTGAACCTGTTATTACCTCCCTCTCTTTGTACTTAAACAAAGAGAAGATAACGGAGATGATGATAACCATTGTCACTAACGCCCCCTAAAATGCCCGTTGATTAGCTGGCTCAACGGAAAGCCTTGATAACTTCCAAGCAATAAGCAAGGAGTCTAGGTAATGGTGGGAGCATGTGGACTCGAACCACAACTTCAAACGATGATCACCCCGTTCCATCTACCAATTGTGTATACTCCCTTTGTTTGGCATCCTCAGTCGGAATCAAACCGACAACACTAGAGATTTTAAGGATATAACCTAAAAATTATAACTCATTTATAAACTCTCATGTCGCAAATCTGCGAGGATTTGGCTCGTGTAGCTAAACATTAAAGCGTAGCCATAAAAACTCTACACAGGATTACAGTGTTCACATCACTGCTCTCGTTTTACATGGTTTTCAGAAGATATATGTGAACGTATCTTCCTGCATTTAAATGTCTCTAGTCGCGCCTTTGTTGTCAAAGTGGTAAGAGATCTATTAGCCTTATTATATCATAAGTGGCTGGGGTAGGTAGATTCGAACTACCGATGCAGGAATCAAAATCCTGTGTCTTAACCGCTTGACGATACCCCAATCATGTAGAAGCACTGACGGCGAAAAGTTTAAATTAGTCAGATATACCAAACCAATCAGCACTTCTAAATGATTTCTAGTTTTTTGTGCGAGAAACTAGAAAAACTCGTCGGAGTACATATATGAAAAATACAGATCACTTATATTTAGCCTGAGAATGATCAGCTCAGAGAACGTCTTTTATTGTATCAACAATGATACTCGTTGTCAAAATTTTTTTATTAAGATTTTGTGATGTAAATCAAAAAGCCTATCGCAAAGAATATTTACGTATTCTGGCGATAGGCTTTGTCTTTTTGACTGAATTACAGAAACATTATATCACACTTTTAACAATGCTTAACTCGCTTGCTAAACTCGTCAAGTTTACCCTTGTTTACAGGTCTTGAATTAACTTCTCCGAGGTAGCCACATATGCGGCGAATTGCATGTAACTTCTGCGGATCGCTTGTTCCACACTTCGGACATACAAACTTATCATCCTTAAATTCACTTTCACCCATGAAACCACATGTGCAGGAATCAATCGGAGAATTTATCGCAAAGTATGGCACTCGGTCATAAGCGTAATCCCATAGCTGCTCAAGAGCCTGTAAATTATGTATCATGTTTGGCGTTTCCACATAAGAGATAAAACCACCACTCGCCCACTGAGGATAAGGAGACTCAAAATCAATCTTGCTGAATGGGTCTGTCTTAACTCTCACGTCAAGGTGAAAACTGTTGGTGTAATATTCCTTATCCGTGACGTTCTTCACTATACCAAACTCTGCTCTATCCTTTTTCTCGAAAGTGTGAGATAAGGATTCGCTAGGAGTGGAATACAAACTGTAGCCCAAACCCTCGGCCTGTTTCCATTCCTTACACCTTTCTGATAAAAACCTCACAATACACTGAGCAAACTTCGCCATTTCAGCATTATCAATTAAAGAATCATCTGAATTAAAAACCTGATGCACAGCTTCGTTTACACCTACATAACCTAAAGACACACTCGCCCTACCATCGGCAATATACGGATAAATATAATCATCAGGTTGTAATCTCAGCAACGCACCGTATTGCCAACAGATAGGAGCTTGCTTTGCCTGCACAGTCTTTAATCTCTTTAGGCGAACCTGTAACGCTTTGTGAGCTAATTCGCAAACACGGTCAAGCTCGTACCAATATTCAACGCAACGTTCTTTTGTGGTTTTACCCTTGAGCTTTAGAGCAATACGAGGTAAATTAACGCTTACAACGCCACAGTTCCAACGTCCGTCATATACACGTTCGCCTTTTTCATTTTCCCATTCACCGAGGAACGACCTACAGCCCATTGGCGCTTTGAATCCACCTGTTACCTCAACAACTTTATCATACGATAAAATATCAGGGTACATTCGCCTTGCACTACACTCAAGTGCAAGTTGCTTTATATCATAGTTCGGATCTTGCGGTTCAAGATTAAGCCCACGCTTTAACGCAAATACTAACTTTGGGAAAATTGCTGTCTTACGTTCAACTCCCAAGCCCTTGATTCGTGTTTTCAGAATCCATTTCTGAATCAGCCTTGCCCATTCGCTTTCACCCAATCCAAAACCTAATGTCACGAATGGAACTTGAGCATGACTGTTGTGAGAGCAGTTGATGGAATATTCTAGCTGTTGAAACGCATCCTCACACTCTTTTTCGGTGCGTTTCATAGCAATGTTTTTAATATCTTCGGCAGTTGCATAATCGTAATCTTCTTCGACTTCCTTACAATACTTTTCGTAAGTCTTTTCAACGTATGGTGCTAAAACCTCGTCAATACGATTTACAGTTGTACCACCATAATTCTGTGAAGATACTGCCGTGATGATTTGTGAGACAACGTTTGTTGCTACTCTGATTGACTTCGGTGTAGTGATATGAGCGGTACCCATTACAAACCCGTTTTCGAGCATATCCTTGATGTTTACAAGACAACAGTTAATGTAACCACCAGCAGGAGAAAAGCCTAAATCGTGCATGTAGATGTCACCACGAACATGAGCATCTGCAATTTCTTTCGGCAGATAATGCGTTAACGCCCACTGTTTGCAGATTTCACTGGCAATAAAATCACGCTTTGCACAGTTTGTCTCACCGTCAATATTGGCGTTTTCATTCAGAATAGAACTATCTTGTTTTTGGTAAATGTCAGATAAGATGGCATTAACATCTCTGACATTGGCTCTATGTTCTCTGTAATGAGCGTAATTACGTAATGTGTTAGTACAGTTAGCATGACCGAGTGCAATCTCAACCATATCCTGAATACGTTCAACACTTAAATCGCCTATGCGATACTCACATTGGCACATAGCAACTACATCGTTGATTGCATCACGTACTGGTTCATCAGCGACAGATGCTTTTAGAACAGCCTGTTCTATTTTAACAGGATCAAAGTCAACCTTTGAGCCGTCTCTTTTAATCACTTTCATTTCTTATCCTTATATGTAAATACATAATTACCACAATCATACACAACTAAAAACTTGTTGTTAAGCATGTTTTCACGTTCAGTCAAATTTTTGTCATAACCGTCACCTAATAGTTCAGGTAATTTGTGCTTTTGAGTTTGATAACGTGAATAAACTTCCCCATGCTTACAATAAAAATAATTAGGCTTTGTTGTATCATTCAATTCAAAGCCTAATGCTTTATAAATATTACCCATGCTAAAACGTCTATTGGCATAACTTATTATACTAGCCCCTCGATGTTTTGTAACAAAATATTTAAAAAGTTTACTAGCACCACCTATGACAGATGTAAACTTTTTAGTACACAGTCTAATCAGTTCATAGTCATAGTTCTTGTTAAATCTAGGTTTAGCAAAAGTCATAACCTGTATTAACTCATTGTTAAAAAACAAGCCATAATTTATAGAACTTTTTGCTTCTCCTTGAACATGATTCTCGTTTAAAAATTCTTTAATATCAGAATATTCCAGTTCTCTTAATTCGGTTTTTCTAGCAAAAATTCTTTGGCTTAAACCTAGTTTATTAACTATTATACTTTTCCATATTTCAATGTTCTCATTTTCAAATATGTGTAACAACTGATAACCTTGTTCTTCACATTTGTTTGTTTTGTCTAAATGATAATTATTTCCTTTTCCTTGTTGTTCACTATGCCAAAACAATCCGTTATACTCAATGCCTAATTTTATAGACGGAATGAGTAAGTCTATTTCTTTTGGTTTTACCAACACTCTATCATGCTCAACCACATCGGTATATTGTTTGATAAAATCTCTTAATTCACTTTCAACCACGGTTGCGTGATTTATATTGTTTGGTTCTGTAATACCCATAACATGCTTGTGATGTATTGCACCTGTATAGGACTTGTTAAAATATTCCATGTATTCAGTAATGTAATACACACCGTCTCTAATAAAATGTTTTCTTACAAAATCCTCGTTATAATCTTCAAAATGAGTGATGTGTTCTTGCATGTGATATATGTAATTATTGCCCTTTTTGTCTTTCCATTCTTGAGATTGACAGTAATAATCAGTTCCAAACTTTTCTCTGCAAGTTTGTCTAGCTTTTTCAAAAACCTGTCTATTACCAAAAGGACACTCGCACCCATATTTATCTAAACATGCTTGTTTTGCTTTTTCTTTTACTTCTGGTAAGCAAAACACGTTCTTCACACCGTATCGGTCTTTTGTGGTTTTTTTAATTTTCTCAACATGTTCTTTAGTGGGTGTATATTTATGCCCATGAATTTGAAAATAAGTAAGAACAATTTTATGTGGCTTGTTTTTTTTGGTTTCTGCTGTTTTAATCGTACGTTTTTTAATACTGGTTATATTTCTGCATGAACATTCTTTGCAACAATTTTTACTGATATGGGGAGTTAGTTCTCCACACACAGGACATGGATGCAAATTGTCAGTAAAATAATCAACCAAAAAAGCATTTCTGAAATCTTTTTGCATACTTAAAAAACGAGATTCCATCGTCCATACAACACCATATTCTTTTTCTAATATGTTTAAGATATACGCTTTTTTAACTGTATGTTTTAATATTTCTCTGATTGCAGAATAATCATCTACACCTTGATTTCGCAATTCAACAAACATGTTTAATATTTTCGCAACATGTTTTTCGCTCGAACTTGGCATTGTCATTCTCCTTTAGAAAAATAAAGGTTGCGACTGCAACCTTAAAAATATCGTGTTGGTAACTACTTATCTTACCACAGTTTTACTCTTTATCAACGACAAAAACCGTTAAGACCATTTCAACATTGACGCTATTCACATCTTCATCGCAACAGTTGTTCTGTATAAGAGGTTTAACCTCTAACATATTACACCATGTCCTGATTGTTTTGTTTTTTAAACCGCCAGGAATATCTGATACCATTCCTGTAAACACAAGTTCGTCATAAAGATAGATTTCTACCTTTCTTCGACTTGCCATAGCTATGTCAAACTCTTTAAACAACTTTTTTACTTTCATTTTCACTCCTCATAGAAAAGTGTTATATACAGATATTGTTTTGATGCATCTGCAACACGAGGGTCTAAACATATCCTGTCAAGTTCTTTGCATAACATGGCGTAATACACATGCTTGTTCGGTAAATCACACGGTCTAATAATAAACATGATTTACTCCTTGTAAACAGTTATAAATCTATCACTAACAATCGCAACGTAAAACCCAAGACCCACTAAATCTCGTAAATGCCTATCGACCTTTTCAGCCAAAACAGACTTAACGTGTTGCTGTTCAAATTCTGATTTAAGCATACCAGTAAGCAGACCTAGACTGCCACCACCCATTTCAGACAGCTTTTCAAAAGGTTTAAACTCCGCTTCGTTTATGAATAGCACTTCATCACTTGCCATTGGCACTATGTCCATTACACAAACAATTTCAGAAAACTCACTCATTTTTAATCCCTTGTAAGTCTTTACCTTACATACCACTCTGTATTAAAACCTCTTTCAGCAATTTCAATATTTGGCTTCATACCACTTACGGACGAGTCAGCTACAAATTCTGTTTCATCCGTAACTGTTTCTTTTGTATCTCGTAAAAAACTTGTGGATCACTCGGTATCTCACACAATCGCTTTCCATTTATTGCATTTATAAGGTTTTTCTCGTTCTCTATTCCATCATTAGTGCCTAGAACTTTCTCACTCATCTAAAACCTCAACCATCCTTTTTGCCAATTCACTAATAACTGACACAACAACACTGTTGCCTATCTGTTTATATGAATGCATAGAATTTTTCTCGATAACATACCATTCAGGAAATCCCATCAATCGTAAGCATTCTTTTTCAGTAAGTTTTCTCATTTGCTCAACAACAACAGGAACATTATTCCCTCCTGTACCCATCTTTGCTGTTAAACATTGTGAAATACCATCACACCTAAAATTGCATCTTGATGGTCTTATTTCATTTGCTAATAAAGTATTAGTCGTATCATATCTCTTTGTATTTTTGAAATCCCCAAAGAATGCCAATATGTTCTGCTTACAAGTATCTGTAACAGCATATTCGCTAGATACATTCGTATCTATTATGTCTTTAACCTTGACAAATAATTCTTTCGGCTGTGGAAATGCATAAATTTTTTTATATTTGCCATCTTGACCATCAAAGCCAATTTTCAAATTATTTCTAAAACCAACACAGTACCACCTTTTTCTGTTTTGTGGCACACCATAATCAGATGCATTCATTACTTTCCATTGGAAATTATAACCTAGCCCTTTCAAAGTATCTTCAATAACACTAATAGTCTTGCCACCATCATGATTTACAATTCCCTCAACATTTTCTAAAAAGAAGGCTTTTGGTTTTCTTGCCTTTATAAGCCTTGCTACTTCAAAAAATAGAGTTCCCCTTGTATCCTCAAATCCCTTACGCAATCCACCTAATGAGAACGGCTGGCAAGGAAATCCAGCGGCTATAATATCGAACTCAGGCAAGTCTTTTGGTTTAATCAAAGTAATATCACCCAACGGCATTTCATTAAAGTTTTTAAAATATGTATCACACGCATATTTATCAATTTCTGAACTCATCACGCACTTAACCCCATTGCTCTCAAAGGCTATTCTTATTCCACCTATGCCAGCAAATAGGTCAATCATTTTAAGCATAATAGTCACTCCATCATTTTTCACAACTAATATATTGGCTCTCCAGATAATTCAAAATACCTGTGATAACAGGTGGACTAACAGCATTCCCAGATTGTTTATACATTTGTGCCATACTCATTCCAATATTTCTAATTTTCTCAACGAATTTAGGATCAAATCCTTGAATATAAAAATTTTCAATAGCTGTCACTTTTCTAATCTTTTTAGTACCACCATCATCAACCAATATCTTTGTTGTATCTGCTCTTGCTAATACAGTTGGCGAGATACCTTTGGTAGAATAAACCCTTCTTTGCCTTTCAAGATCGTTGTGAACATCTCGTGGCAAATCAAATAATTTTATTATTCTACTTTCCTTTTTAGCACTATCCAAAATATCTAATGCACTTAAATAATTTCTGATTTTATCAGTATCAAAATAGAATGAAGCATCTACATTAGTTTCAAGAATATCCTCTATGTACTTCTTTTTATTCTTGAATACAACATGATTAAAAAAGTTAAACCCCTTAAAATCGGTATCATTAAACTTTTTCTTTAATGCATTAACTTTTGTACTTCTAATATCATCCTCATATTTTTCTGCTAACAATCCATATATGCCCAAAATATAGGTTCTGTCTCTATTCTGTGGTACTCCAGCTTCACATGAATTTATTACAGTAAAATCAACTGTATAGCCTATATCATTCAATGTTTTTAAGATTTTTCTTATAGTCTCGGTTTTGTCATGACTTATAAGATTTTTAACATTTTCAAGCAATATATATCTTGGTTTCTTTTCATTAAGAATTCTTGCAACATCAAAAAACAATGTACCTCTAGTATCTTCAAATCCCTTTTGTTTTCCAGCAATACTAAACGATTGACAAGGAAACCCCGCCAATAATAAATCATGTGTTGGAACATCCTTTTCATTTACCTTTGTAATGTCGCCCTCAAAATTTTCACCACCCCAATTTGCAATATATGATTTTCTTGCATTTTCATCAATTTCAGATGCAAACACAACTTTACCTTTTATCTTTGATTTTTTAAGACCAACTTCAAAGCCACCAATTCCAGAAAATAAGGAGACAACTTTTATGTTATCTTTACTCATACGGCTAATTCACTCCTTTATAGTTGAATACTTATTCATAAATCCAATAATGTAAATGTGTGTGCTGTCTGTAAAAATTACAAACAGCTTGTTTAAATTTGTTAAACTCAACCACTCTTTTTCTCCGATAAAATCTTGGCAAATTCATCGTCAAGTTTGTTTATCAGTGTTTTATAAAGTTCAAGATCGGTTTCTTCTTCGCCATACGGATTATAAACACTATCTATCATCGTATTGAACCCCACTTGCTCTTTTCCGTTTGGTGCTGTAAAACATACAGTTACCACCTTTACAAAATGATTATGAGGTAATCCACTTGAGCAAATCTTATGCTTAAATTCAGGATATTGTCTCGCAAACATTCCTACTTTTGCCACAAATTCTTCTACTCTACTTAATTCACTGTCAGAATCATTCCCAATCATCGTCATCCTCTACACAATAATTTCCTTTACCCCACAAGAATTCAGAAACCATTTTCTTGTTGTACTTCTTTGGAAAAGTTCTAGGTAAGGTGATGTATTCCCATCCCTCAGAACCATCATATTCCCAGCGGTGCATCACTGTGTTGTCCTTAAACAAGATTGTCGTACTCGTATTAACCTCGCTAGAGCCGTAGCCATTGTTATACACATGGTTAGCAACAGAAGCAAAAGTGTTAAAATCAACAAGAATTTCATCAGGATAACTGTCGTTAAGTTCATGCCAAAACCCAGTGTGTTTAGTCATTTTGACATACAACACATCATCAGGGGTTTTACCTAATTCTTTCATGTAATCAATCGTTTCAGTCAATAAATTCATATTTCACTCCTAATATTTCTTCTAACTCAGTTTTCAGCAGGCTTGCCAGCTTGTATGCGGTCATTTCCTGCGTTGGTTCTAGCACCACAGTGTATGTCATTGTTGTGCTAATTTCATCCTTATAGAAATTAACAGATACCGACCAGTGTGTATCACTGTAACATTCTTCATATGTTGTGATCCATACATCGTAATCTAAATGTTTATAGTGATATTCAAGCACTTGGTCTTTAAAGTCGGTAAAGCTCATGTTGTCTCCTAGACCGCCATAGGATATTTTAATGGTGCATCATGCTCATAATTCAGTAGCTTAAAGTCGCTGGTCTTTACAGACTTTAAAAACGAATCAATGTCACTGTAATCAGCGTTCGCTGGCAACTCTAATTGTGGTAATTTGTGAGGTGTGCGAGTTAATTGCTCTTTCACCTGCTCGATGTGATTTTTATAAATATGAGTGTTACCTAAACTTCCTATCAATTCGTGAGGAATTTTACCTGTCATTCTTGCTACAATGTGCAACAGCAGAGCATAACTAGCAATATTGAACGGAAGCCCTGTTCCGCAGTCCACTGATCTTTGACTCCACATCAGACTTAATTTATCCCCATCCACATCAAACTGAAATGAGTAATGGCAGGGTGCTAAAGCCATAGTTGGCAAGTCAACAGGATTCCACGCTGAAACAACGAGTCTGCGTGAGTTCGGATTGTTTTTAATTTCGTTGATAATATTCTTTATTTGGTTTACTTCAACAGTCTGATAATAAACATTATACCCATGTATAGAACCATCTTGTTTATACATCGGATCTTTAATTTCTTTAACACCTCTAAAGTTACACCATTGACTTCCATAAATTCTCCCAAGTTCACCATCAGTATAGCCTAACGCCTTTCCCTGATTTTCATAGTTAGCAGTCCAAATTGTCTTACGTTCTTTTTCGGTTAATTCTGCGTAGGGCTTGTTGTCATTCTTAATCTCAGCAAGTCTATGTTCATTTGTAGAACCCTCTAAAAACCAGAGTAACTCGCTACACATAGCACGAAAAGCGAGAGCCTTTGTAGTTACCGCAGGAAAACCGTCTTGCATATTAAAACGAATTTGTCTGCCGAATGTCGCAATAGTGCCTACTCCTGTTCTATCATCACGAACTGTACCATTGTCTAAAACATCTTGTAATAAATCTAAATATTGTTTCATTTAATCTTCCTTTTTTGGATTGTACCATTCAATTACTGTGTTCTTTTTATCAGATAAATCTCGCCTCACTCTGATAAAAGGTGAGTCATAACTTCCAAAACCACCACCTCTATAATACTCATGTTCAATATCCATTCTATGCTCAAGCATTAAATCGTTAAACTTTTGCAGAATTGATGGGGTTAGTTTTTTCTTGTCTGTCGCCAGATCCCGTAACAACGTGTTTAATAATTCAGTGTAAACATTTACACCACACCTAAAACCATCGTTCCAAAACGGATGAGGCATTTTTAATCGGCTGACATTATCCATTATTCAGATACCCCTACCAACTTCGTGATTACCCACCATTCGCTTACTGCAAAACAAATTAAAAATAAGGTCATTCTGAAAAATATGAATTTACTCATGATCTTGATAAACAATTCACCTGCGTTCTCTTCCTTTGAATCAGTCAGGTCTTTTACAACAGCCTGTGAAAAAGCTAAAAACCTTATCGGCATGGTCATAAACAAGTGTAACGCATACAACGCTACAAGTAACATGATTATTCCTACAAATATGTTCATCGGCCCTACCCCTTACACGATAATTCTACTGATTAAAAACTTCTGCTGCTCTGCACCCTGTTCCTCTTCTTTACTTACGAACGGAACAATCATACAGTTATTACACTTGTCTGCAAACATTAAACTCATCTGTTCAGTGTCAATTGTGTTGCATACCTGAATGATGTATTCAGCGTTTAACGCAATTGAAAATCCGTCTTTACCTGAATATGTACCTGCTTCGATACTGTCGATACAATCTTCATGCTTTGAGTTTTTCGCTTGAATATCGCAAGAGGTCGAACTGAATACTAATTCAACCGCTTTGTTCAAATTGTTACTCATTATAGATACACGAGCTACTGTTTCAGCCAGGATTTTCTTGTTGACTGTGTAGATGTGGTTAGGATTGCTAAACAGCATATTGCTAACATTCGGATATGCACAATCGATTTTAACGCTTAATAAATCCACTTCATTCACTGTTGTAGAGATAGCGTTACTACTTACACTGATTGTAACTTCCTCGTTATCCTCAATCGTTTTTTTCGCTGAATTTAACAGGTTGTATAACTGTTCGGTAGCTTTCTTTGGCAGGATAAAACCATTGTCGGTATTTTCTGTAGGATACTTTACCTCTTCAATTTCACATGCGTTTATCGCTAATCTATGTCCGTCGGCAGCAATCACTGTCAGTTTTTTACCCTCAGTCTGAAAACGCAACCCCTTTAAAAACAATCTGTAACTGTCATTAGCAATGCAGAATTTGGTTGTTTTTATAAGCTGTAATAACTCGTTTGCGTTGATCTTGTACTCAAATAACGGCTTTACAGATATTACCTCCGGGAACAAGTCAGCGTTAATTGCCACCATAGATGATCTGAATTTACCACAGGAAGCACTCAATTTTTCACCATCTTCTGCAATGCTAAACTTGAATATACCGCTAGGTGCTTTCTTTAACAGTTCTAACAATGTCTTTGCATTTACTGTTGTCTTACCTGCTTCCATGACTGTTACCCCATACGCATAAGTAGATAACTGTACTTCGCAGTCGGTACATGTAAGTAACATCTTGTCGCTTTCGCTGTCAACGCTTAATAATACGTTTGCGGTTACTGGGTTTGCTGAATTTGTACTTGCCACGTTTGAAATCTTTGATAACTTTTCAAGCAGCTCTTCTTTTACAATTGTAAACTTCATTCTCTTATCCTTTAAAATTCTTTGCCATATCGATCAACGCTTTCACCTTGTTCAAATCATCAGTCTCGTTCTTATCGTTTCGCCATTCTATAAAACGAGGATGCGATAATGCACAAAAACCTTTGTTCTGATTGTCGTCGAGCAGGTCATTAAATTGTAACGTAAATACCTTACCTTTGTAAAGCTCTGATTTTTCCGTTACTTCTCTCACTTGTGGATCTGTTAAACCGCTCACAGTACCTCGTATACTGCGGTCGTCATTCTCATATACGATAACTTTGTTCATGTTTTCATATTTCGTACCTGGCTGTCCTTTTTCAAATCCAACACATCTCATTTCACAATCTACTGCAAGTTTGAATTTTAATTGCATCTTGCTCGTTCCGTTCTTAAATTCCTGTGCATAGTCCTTTACCACTGTTCCCTCTAACCCTTTTTTCATAACCCTTGAGGTGATCTGCACCACGTCTCTCTTATCGTATGCTGTGTAGGTCGGTACTACCTCGAATAGTGGACATCTCATTTCGGATACAACCTTGTTCAGATTATAGAATCTCAATTTATACGGCGATTTTGTCTTTAACGCATAGTCGCTATCGGTTAGATAATCCCATACTGTAAAATGTATCCTTTCGTACGGCGGATTGTCTGAATTGATCAACCCATTACCTTTTGCTCGATTCTCATCAGGTTCGTCTGCTTTGCCTATCGTAAACTCGCCTAGATAATATCCATCTGGCAGGTTAACAAGCGAACGCTCTAAAATAGGGTGTGTACTCGGTTCTCCTGAACGTGTCTTAAAACTAACCACGTGATTTTCTACTCTGCACTCTCTGTACGTGCCGTCGCACTTTAACTGAACGTAACAAGGGAATATAATCTTGCTTAAATTCTTATCGTTGCAAACGTCGCACCTGCAATAATGAGGTTTTGGAATTAAGTCTTTCCATACTGAAAGAATTGATTTAACTGATAAACCTATTTTTAAATCCCTGTCTAATATCTTACAGAATGTATCAAACATCAATTGATCGTTGTAATAACAGTAATCTAAAAACTCCTTGCAAGCACCTAATCGTGATGTATGATGAATTATGACATCGGATAAGGCGTCTAACAGCTCAAATACATCTGTATATCCGAATTGTGCTACGTATACAGGAGGTTTGATCTTCGTAAAGTATATCTTGTTCTTGCTGGTTATATGTGTTCTTAACAACGCTCCGCTGATTCGGAACGAATAATCCACTTTGTTATAAGTGTAGTTAAACAGCTTTTTTAATTCCGCATTGTCTTTGTTTGCTCGCAGAATGTCTAGCTTTTCATTTAAACCTTTTGCATTTTCGATCTGTTTAACTATCAGTAATGCTGTATGTATATCACTCATTATGCGTACCTCTCCTGTGCTGATACTAACTTACATTCTACAAGTTCAAACTTCTTGCAACGCTGTGAAATGATTTCTTTCTCTCGCTTCCATTCGTCAAGTGTGCGATAATTTTTACCCCAGGTCTTTGTCTCACCTTGCCAACGAAACCCAAAACCTTTAACAACTTCTTTACTGTCGTATGCAACGCTTATCACTATATCCAAACTCTGTCTGTTTGCAGATATAATCAGCTCTTCAAAACTATTCGATTTGACAATCGCATAAAATAAAGCCAAAACATCGTTTATCGCCCTATGTGCCGTGTAAAAATAGCCAAGTGTGTGCATTATCATCTCAAGCGAGTGCTTCTTGAATCCTTTGCCAGCCCAATTTATCTCAGTCAAACTATCCGCCCATGGTTTTTTGACTAAATCAGGAAAACGCTTGTCTACAAATTTACGATCAAAGCCAGCGTTGTGAGCAACAAACGTGTACTCGTGTGGTAAATGCAATTCTATATCATCTATGCTTAACCTCTGACCTGCAACCATTTCCTGCGTTATCCCTGTAAGCTGTGTTGTCTTTTCAGTAATCGGTTTTGACGGCTCTTCAAACTTGTCGTACATATCGTCTATACTAACGATCTTAAAACTCTCACTGTTGTACGTTACCACTATAAATGCCAATTCTATAATCTCGTCTACCGCAGGATTTGTACCTGTAGTCTCCGTATCTAAAATGACTAAATGTTTGTTGCTCGGATGTCCTACAAGGCTTTGATCAAATACGTATGATTTTTCGTCTCTGTCAAGCAGTCTCTCTAACGGATTCTGCTCAATTATCTGATAACGTTCTGGATACTTTTCTATCTTTTCTAATAACTCTTTTGTTGGCTTCATGGTAAGATCTCCTCACAATTTTTTAAATCATAAACCTTTTGATTTCCTGAACCTCGGTATGGCTTCTTTTCACACTTGTACTGCACCTCAAATTTGCCGTCAACCAAATGATCCGCAACCTCTCGTAAGTCGTTCACAAATGCAGGTGATTGCGAAAATAACTGTTCCAAAGTATATCCCGTATAAATCCATATGTCGATGCTCGGCTTTGCTTTTTTGATCTCTTTACAGATTTCAATCACACTCATGCGGTTATACAAACTCAACGGATCTCCACCGCTTATCGTTAATCTGCTTATAAACGGCTTGCTTATACACTGAATCAGATAACGTGTCGTTTCTCTCGTGTACGCCTCACCTTTGTTCTTATCCCACGTCTGCTTATTGAAACACTCTTTACAATGATGCTGACATCCGCTGACATACAACGTCGTGCCAAAACCAAAACCGTTATTACACTCTACACTTTCTATCGCAAAATATTTCATTTCTTTTCCTTAACAAAAAAGGCCAGGCTCTTCGCCTAGCCAAAACACAACGTCGGAGGATCGTTAATCTTCTGCGTTCGCTACAAATTCAAGGGTTGGTGCTTTTTCTTTTACAACCAACATCTTGTCCACAATCGCCTTATCCTCTGCACTCAATTCGTTGTAAGCCTTTGCTTTCAGTCCATGAGTTACCTTGACTAAACTGCCAATGTTAATGAAGTTCTTTTCACATTCACGTGCCACTACATCAAACAGCTCTTCGTCAATTGAGGTTGAATAGCCTTTAGTGTATACAAGTTTTCCGCCTTTTACTTCAACAGTGTTCTTCCCCTTATGTGATTCGGTGAAATTCTTTTCAATCAATTCCTTGCGAATCTTCATCTCAAGTTCTTTTACGCTTGACAATACTTCCTGTGCTTGTCTCCATGCGTTCAAAAGATCGCCCTGCTCAATTCTGCTGCCAAGTTCTTCCATTACTAACTTATTCAAAGTACACATAATCATACCCTCTCTAATATCAAATCCTGTTTACTGCCTAACAATTCCCACCCTGCCACCACTATAACGTTTCTATTAATGGAATCTCCTTTCTACACGATCCTCGTATAAATCATCTTCTAACTCCTGCTTGCACACGTAATCTATGTAATCACTTAACCAATTGCCAAACTTTGTCCTGGCATTGTCACTGTCAAACACATAACACCAGCAAGGTTCGTAATCATGATCGGCACAGCACTCAAATACCTTGTCAAACATATCGCCTTTATATAATTCTACGTCAAAGCCATTATTGATTAAATAAGCGTACAGGTCGCCTACAAATTCAGTGTCCTTGTATCTGTCGTTCAGATAATCGCACAATACTTCAAGATCTTCACCACATTCGATAAGGTCAAACTCATATTCAAAATCTCTGTATCTCATATTCTATACTCCTACGTTGTACTCTTTTTCTTTTCTTGAGCTTCGGTCTTACAACCTCTTGCTCTATGTTTTTATTGTACAAACTTTTATTTCGTAATTCAATATATGTTTTTAAATTTGTGACACATTTCTCAAATTTGGCTTTAACTACCTCGTGCTGCCATAGGTTAAACTCCTCAATTTTCATGTTTCTCTGAATCTTGATTACTCGTGTTTTGCGTTCCCACTCGTCGTTTTTCGGTAGTTTTGCGAGGTTTCCTGTATACACTTTTAGAGTTATGCCGTAAATGCTCTGCACGTCTTTGTATCGCATTGCGTTCAGCAAGGCGTCTTTTATAGTCGGCGAGCTGGCGTAAAAATTAGCAACAAATCGTGTGTTAAGACCATATGCCGTACACACTTCTGTTAAACTGTTAAACTGCTCGCCTCGTAACAACATCGGAAATTCGATAAGTTTATTTGCATCGTCATTCATATTGCTTCACCATCAGCTTATCTTCAACAAGTTTTAACATATCTGGGTTTATAAATGTATCGCCGTCTACATCGTTGTTTATCAAACTGATTTGCACCTCGTCTATCAGCTTTGCATACTGTCTGATAACGCTGTGAATCAGCATAGCTCCGCCTATGAAATAAACATCTTTATCCGCTAAATCTCGCATGAGATACAGAACACTATGCTCTACATCAACTATTGGGGTAAGTGATGATAGGAAAATTACATTGTCAGCTTTGCAATTCTTATTCTGAAAATCTACATAATCCTCATCTAAACTCACCACAATATTAAATCGCTTTGGCAACGGTCCGTTTAAACTTTCATACGTTTTTCTACCCATTACCACAATGTTGCCTACTGTCTCTTTTTTGAAGTCTTGAAGATCTTGCGAACAATGCCATGGAATTGTGCCGTTTAAACCGATTACGTGCTTGTTATTCATTGCAAATTTTATTATAAATTTCATTTCATTTTCCTCTTTCTCTTATGCCACAGGGTATATCTGAATTACCACTTTTCCTACCTTTTCTAATGGGGTTGCGTTCCACTCTTCGTGAATCACATAATCGATATTATCATCAGGAATTATGTGATATTCAACCAACGCATCTAAAAAGAATTTACTTGTTACTGAACAAACATTCATTCCGTCGTGTCTACGCTTCATTTCACTCGTGAACGTCAGCATGTAATTCACACTGATTTTGTTCATATGAGGCAGCGTGCATATAGCGTCTCGCATAATTGACGTGTATATCTTTTTCGCATCTCCTAATGTTGACCAATGCGCATTACGATAATGGTTCATGTTCATTGGGAATTTTTTATTACTCGTTACCTGAATGAACAACGGTGATTCGATTTTAAAACACTGCAATTCCTCGTCATACTCACAGCTCGTCTTGAGATCTACAGGTATCACAATTTTAGGCTCTCTGCGTTTTCTCGGCTTCTTTACAGGTACTTCTTCTTCGTCTGTTATGTCAATTCTTCTTACTCTTGCCATTTGTCTTTTAACCCCTTAAAATCCAACAGTTTATAACACAACCCGGTTGTCTTGAACATTGTTGCCACAGTCTGTTTTGCTACAGGTTCTATCGCACCCTCAATAACCAATCTTTGTAATGCCTGATCCACCGATCTGTTAAACCCTATCTTTGTGTTTATAAAAGATTTGTTTGCACTTAACATCGTTGTTATATATTTAATCGGTACTACAGCTTTTGCCTGCATTGCTTTTATCGTTTCTACATTACAGTTTGACCGGGTAGCTAATGTGATTTGATTGCTTGAGATCACAAAGCCTTTAAATACATCTAACATTGTTTCAACCTGTGTAGTCTCACTGTTTCCTGTTAAGTTTGTATCGCCGTTAGCAATCATCTCGTACATCGTTGCTATATCTAACATCACAAGGCGAGTAGCCCAACCCATATGCTGTAATGTTATTTTTGGCGACCCAGGGTTTTGGCATACCGCACATATACCTGCGAGCTTCATAATCTTCAACTGAAATCTTACCCAGGCTTGTCTAAAATGTTCTTTATCCCCTGCCTGATCAAGCATATCTATTGATAACTGTTCCAACAAATCATTGTACTCAAACGCAGGCTCGGTAAAATCCACATTCACAAATCTAGGCTTTATCCCCTCTGCTAATCCCTCTTCCTGAATACATAAGTCTTTGATAGCCGATAAAACGTGTGTAGGTATCCTTTGATTTAACCGCAGTTTATTCTGTAATACAGCTCTGCCTTTGTAGGTCACAGTTATAAATCGGCTTAAAAAACCGTCTTGCGCCATTTGTGGTGAAAGTGCATCAGCATAACCTGCAATAGTCGTTTCACCGACAACTGAAAACGCAGGTGCGGTAGCTTCTGAAATACTCTCATCTGCATTACTGTATGTCATTGCACTTAACATCGCTGTTTTTCCTGAACCTGTATACAGCTTTAAATACTGACCCTTTAAAGTATCCGCAGGTGAACCTACTCTGCAATCTCCCATCTGTGCTAATGCTTTACCAAATTCTGACTGAAAATTGCAAAAACTTACGTAGCGTCTCGCAGGTTGACTGCCTAATGCTGCACTCCCCGCTGTCATTGACATTCGCTTGGCTGTTGATACTGACCCTGCTTCTGCCAAACATCGCTTTACAAGTGCCTGACCTGATACGAAATCATCATCTACTATATGACGGCGTAGTTTTCCGATTTCCGTCGGATAAGCCTCAGTAAATTCCCATACAAGATCGTTTTTGGTAGTATGCAAACCCTCTTTACCTATACCGCTTCTCGCAGAAAGGATAATATAATTGTTCAAACCTGTGCCAGTTGGTAACTGCCACATTTTTCCTACGATACCACTAGCAATGGCTAATGCGCTTACTACTGATACTTCCAAGATAGGTTTAATTCTTGTCTGATATGACCATTTGGTTAAATCGTACAGCCACCCAGAGCTAACAGGAGGTACAATCATGGCGTTAGTATCAGAGATTGAAAATCCCTTTGAGGTTATATACCCCTTGTCTAACAAACGCTTAAACGAAATGTCATTGTCTGATTTGAATGATACTATCTCATTGCTTGGAACAACCCCCACTCTTTTTAATTGAGCGACCAAACCTGTGGCGTACATGCAGTCAGCCAACAATTCAGCCGGGGTATAAGTCGGATCGGTATCCTCATTCTGCCAACGTGAATTTACCAACACTGTTTCAGGAGCAATATCGAGATACTTCTTGTTGATAAACTCATCTATAAGAGCTTTCTTTTCCGCTTCTTCCTCGGTTTTTCTCTGCTCGTTAATGTCATTTACAATATTTGTAACCTGCTCATCGATTTCAGTGTTAAACTGTGGAATTGCGTAGGTATTAGCCTCGCTTTCTCTCACGCTGGCTATCATGCGATTAAGATAATCTACTCGTGTTGCTTTAGGTCTTTTTGCCAACTCTGACTGTGCAAAAATAGCTTTTACCACTGAATCAATTTTGCAATAACGACAAATCAAACTTATCAATGCAAAGTCGGCTTCTGACTGTGACGGATAACTTAATGTGTACTCTGAATTGTAAACGCTCTTTGTAGGATCATTGTCGTAGTTCAGATTACAATGCGCTTCAAATAATTGCAAAAACGTCTCACGATCCGTTGATTGCAGAATTTCACAAACATGAAAGTTTATATCCACAACCAACACATCAGTGTCATATGTGTATGCGGTATCAACATCAACACTTTCCACCGATTGCTGCTGTGCAGGCTCTTTTAACGCTGCACATAATTCGTCAAGTTCTTTTTGTCTTGATTCTATTGTGGTAACTTCTTTTTCAACAACATCTTCTGTTACAACAGCAAATCTGTCTTGAGAATAGACTTCAAAACCGACAATTCCTTGGGCTTTGTGTTTAGCCCCACTACGAATACCACTAGCACCTGTTTTGCTTGAATTTGGATATTTTGTCTCATCGATCTTGCCTTTGATGATAACGTGATAACCTGTGCCACTGACGGATCTCTCCGTATATGAATTTAACTTTTCAATCCATAAGTCTTGAAAACCAATTTCCTGCTGAGATAACTGCTCTTTTCGATCAAGGTCAATTATCGCAAACGGACAATCTTTTGTGAACACAAATCCCATAGCGAGCTGACATTCACGATTTACGGGGTAGAGCATCAACGAATTACGACACAGCTTGTCTACCGCAGCATATGTGAGCCAACCTGCTTTGAATTTGATTGTAGCACCTGTGTTAGCTAAATCTCCTGAGTAACTTTTGTTGCCACTCTTATCAACAGAAAATGTGTACTGCAACCATAAGTTATCACCCTGTTGGATGTAATCTTCGTTGCCATCCTCAAAATACTGAGGATATACTGCCTTTACCTTGTCAATCCAACTTTGTGTTACAACGAGCGGTTGTTTTTCACCTGTCTTACCAAAACACAACGCCCACTGCTTCAATTCCTTTAATTCTTCTAAACTATCCACTATAACTCTTCCTCACCGAAGTCATATTTCACTATTCTGTTGTATCCATTCTGCGCCTTTACACAGATTTTTTTCGGTTCTTTCATTTTACCTTGTAAGCACATAACTAGCAACTCTTGAGCTGTTTTAGGTGTGTAGTCCGTCAAATTTCTGTATTTAACCCATGCAAGTGCGTTGGTCTTGACAAACGGAGTTTTGCTTTCGATGTTAATCCAATCCTTTGCAACTTCCTGCACCCCTGCAAAATACGTAACCAACACTTGCAATCCATTCTTGGTCTGAACCTTTGCATATTTGATCCTGCTTACCTCAAACGTCTTTTCTGTCTCTTTCGCCCTCTTCTTTATAATCTCTTGTAAACTTGCATGAGCTGTGAGTTTTGTTTCAGTCGGAAATTCATAATTACAGCAAGGACAGAATTTTGCCGATGCAGGTGCGTACGTATGACATTTCGGACAAACCTTAACAGGTGCTTGCCCTAACGTTTCACCTCGCTTTTTCTTATCTGATTTTGATTTTGGTTTAACAGGATCGTTTATACAACCTAATCGAGCAACATTCCCTGCAAAATCAAGAATCAAACAGTTTTCTTTGTTCGGGCTGTATCTAATTCCTCTTCCGCAAGCCTGGATGTAAAGTGATACCGATTGTGTTGGTCGTAGCATAATCAAACAGTCAATATCAGGATAATTAAACCCTGTAGACAATACGTTTACATTCGCTACACATCTGTATTTACCTGCTTTGTAATCGTTTATCCTTTCGGTTCTTGTCGTTATATCTAAATCACCGCTGATAACTGTAGTCGGTACGCCATGTGCGTTCAGGTAATCACATACATGTTTCGCATGTTCTACCCCTGTACAGAATACTAACCAATGTTTACGATCCCTTGCAAGTTCTATCGCTTCGGATAAAGCTCGCTGAGTGATCTCATCCTTATCTACGGCTAACTGCAATTCCTTTTCAATAAACTCGCCACCTCTTGTTTTAACATCGGAGACATCTATCTGATAACTAGGCTGTCTCGGAATTGCATCACATAGATAGTGATTTTCAATTAACCACTCAAACGCTTCTACTGTACACATGTTATAGGTGATAGCGTCAAAAATGCCGTTTTCCGTAATATAACCGCAATCTAATCGATATGGAGTACCTGTAAAACCCACTACTTTAAGTTTCGGATTCACACACTTCAAACCTGCAATCAAACGTCTATATGTAGTTTCCTGCTTCACAGGTACAAGGTGACATTCGTCGATAACTATACAGTTAACTTTGCCAAACTGTTCGTACACTTTTGAAATACTCTGTACTCCGCAGCAGATAACTTTATTTTTCGTCTGTTTACTCTTCAAACTCGCAGAATAGATACCGATGTCGCAACCCTGCCAATAGTCGATAACCCCCTCGTAATCCTGTTCTATCAATTCTTTAACGTGAGTAACAATAAGAATTTTACTCATGTAATTACCAAATTTGTCATAACAGGTGCGAACAAAGTGTGCCATCGTTAACGTCTTGCCTGATCCAACAGGCATTACCACCACAGGATTGCCTTTGTTTTCATTAGTCGCCCAGTATTTAAAAATCGATTCAACAGCATCGATCTGATACTGCCGAGGTTGAATTGCCATAGATAACTCCTCTTTTGTTACTCAACTAAACTAAATTTTATCTGGCTTGCAAACGGAATAAAACATTTTTCTGTACATTCTTTGAAATCGAACACGCAAGAATCGCTATCATCAGTGTATGAGTGCGCCTGACACAACCTGCAATTCTGCGGAAAAACCGCTTCTTCAAAGCAATATTTCTTGAACGAACAAAGTTTACAATCAAAGTATTTAGGCGATTCATGCAACGGAGCAGGTATCTCGTTGTCTAGTATCTCCGCAATCGTTTGTATAAACCTTTGTGCTACATCATCATCTCTCTGAATAAGTACCGCATGTATTTCGTCAGTGTTTTTGTTGACCGCTACAAATAACGTGTGATTTACTTCCGCGGGAATTGTATCGCTTTGTATCACAGATTCTAACTGCTCTTTCGCAAGCTCGTTCATGCACTTCATATTGATCAAACACTGATTGTAATATCCCTGAAAATTGTCTAAACCTCTCGATAAGAATTGCTTGAATCTGCTGTCGTTCATTGTCTTAAATTCGAGCATAACAAGTTCATTAGGAAATTCAGAAACGTTCAGAGCTAATCCGTCAATGCTGCCTGCAAACATTCCTTGCCTGTATCCGTACTGCCTGCCGTTATGTTCCCAAAAGGTCCGTATACCACTAGCCTGCAAAACCGCATGAAAACGTGCTTCTTCAAGATGTCCTCTGTTGAATAAACGGATCATTCTGGCGTCAATATTTGACTGATTAAAACCTCTAAAATTAAACCACACTTTACGCTTGCAAGGTTCTCCCAATATACTCGCACCTAGATGATCTCGTAATTTCTGTACTGGGTCTGCCTTATACGCATCGTGCATGGTAGGTAAAATCTGCTGTTCTAATTCTTTAAATCTTTTGCCGTTATCCTCACAAATCGATTTTTCAATTAGAGCCAATGTCTTATCTGCTGTAATTTCCATAAAATTTCCTTTTACAAAAAAGGGAGGTGTATAACCTCCCAAAAATGACTAAGAATAACTGCTAATTAGAATGGTAAATTATCTAACGGATTAGGCTGACTAGGCTCTGGCATTGCCTGTGGTTTAGCCTGTGGTTGAGGCTTTGGCACATTGTACGCCTCCTGCATACTTCCGCCTACATTTGCTAACAATGCCGCCTGTTCCTTATCTTCCTTGATCTTCTTCTGTAAAAAAGCGTATGTCTTGCCGATACTTGTTGCAGGCAGATTACCTCTCACTTCTCTTGTCTCACGCTTATCCATGCCGTACAGACCGTAGACAGTGTAATTTGCCTTTGCAGTGCCGTCTGGCATAATGTAGTCTTTTGGCTTTCTGTACACGCAGGCGATCAGCTTCTTGCCTTTCAGTGCAGGATAGTGCATAACTACAGTGTTATCACGCTTGCTTACAACATCCTCGCCATTCTTGTTCTTTAACGGCTCTTCTGAAATGCCATGAGGATTGCCTGTTAAAAAACACAGTTCGTAGGTCTTGGCAAAGAAGTCACTGTTCACATCGCAAGTGAAATTGTTTGTGAACTTACCGACAGGTGTTACTCCATCCTTGTCAAAAGCGATAAACGTAACATTGATTCGCTCTTCTACCTTTCCGCCTACATTTGCAGTACCAGCAAAAGCTGATGAGATCTCGCACTGATACAAACCTGAATCCACATATGGCAAATCCTTGTCAGAAATGAAATCACCACCATTGTTTGCCAGCATGTCCTCGTAACGCTTGGTATCTTCCGCATTGAAATTAAGATTCATAACTATTTCCTTTTAGTTTTACATGTAAAAAACAATTTGATTTTAGAGCGTAAACGGATTTTTGTCAACGCTCTTGAACGGATTTTATTTCAGTTATTGAGCTTTCTCTAACTCTTCCTTTTTCTGCTTAAACAACTCAATTATCCTGCTTGATTCAGTCGGATTGATCAGCTTTTTGTTTTCTGAAAAAACGGATACTAATTCTTCTACGTTTTGTGCCCTGCTTATCATGTCCGAAAAAACCTCAAACGGCTTGTACTCAAGTGCAGGTGTTATATCCTCTACAGCTACATCTATGTTCTTCTTTACCACAGGTGTAGATAAAACTTCCGTGTACGAGTGCGTTGCATCCTGCTGCTGAATCTCATACGCTTCCTCGGTGGTCGTCATACCTGCTAACACATCAGGAAACACGTCTCTTAAAGCATAGGTTCTTGCTCTTGCCATCAACATTCTTACAGGGTACTTCGCCCACACGTTTCTGCCCCATAAGCCTGCAATTTTTGCATCTTCAATCGAAAAAGTACGTGTTTCAGGGCGAGTCATGTCTTTACGCTTAACGGTACAGATAGCCGTATGTGTTGTTGCATCGTAACTCTCTTCCTTGTACTCCATTAAACCGCTCATGTACACGATTGAAGCCAGAGCTTCACCCCATATCGTCATTTCGCCGTTTACAACCATAGTCTTGCTTAACGCCATTTTCGGAGATAAGTTTAGCGATCTGCCGAAAGCAATTTGCGCTACTGCCTGGGTTAAACTCTTTTCAGAAATGCGATCTAACGGACACTTCGGATCGTCAGGATCGGATTTTAAATCGAGAAATCTTTTTGGCAAAATGCCTGTCTCAAACATGTAACGGAGCTTCTCACGATACTCCTTAACCTCCTGTGTAGACCAATCACTCATTTCAATCGGATGCCCGTCATTACGTACATCGTCTGATACAATCATATCTTTTTCACTCATTGAATAAATCTCCTATCTTAATTAAATTCTAAAATTTCCACTTGCTCATCCATATCTACTTTTCCTGTTGTTATCAGTTTTTCTTCACCTCCCTCCATTAACAGTAATGAAATAATGTTGACTATCTTGGTTATACGTCTGCATACGTTATAATGATTAAAACTAATCATCATCGCTAAAAAACAGCGCAGTCGTAACTTCGACGAAAATGTTTTTGTAAATTTGTATACGTCAGATTTAAACCCTCGATCTGAATACATCGCACTTCTTGACAGTAATGAGATAAACTCATTCACGTGTGATTCGGTGTACAGCTTGTTTGCATCCATGTCGCATATAATCTCGGACACTTCCGGGGTAACACGCTCTAAATCGATAATCTGATTTAAACGCTCGATAGAGGTGATGCCGTCTGGAACTGTATAATTCATACTTGACAATAACTCTTCACAAACGGATTTTGAATTTAAACCTAAAATCTGATTGTCTAAGCAGCAGTATAATCTGTGAGAAAATATATTAGACCCCGCTTCGTCAAACATTTCAAAATCAACGTTCTGCAATGGTTTAGATAAAAACGTGTTCAGATTGTCTGACAGCTTTTGCAATACACTCTTGTTTGAAATCAACGTAAACACTTTCTTTGCGTTCTTCCCTGTGTATTTCACAAAAAATCTACCCATTGTATATGCAAAATGCACTCGTACTATTCGATTGTTTTTCTTAATATCACTTATAACAACATGCGCTGGCATTGTTAATTTCATAATTCGATCTCCAAATCAGGTTCAAACTCTACCACTGTGTTGCTCATACAATCGTTTTCGTATCTCTTTTTGTAGTATTCGTACACTTTTTGATTAACTCTCTTTTCAACCATCGATTCAAACAACACTGGGTTTTTATCACAGTCCTGCCAATACTTGTAAATGGTTCTTGGATTTAGCCCGGTTATCTTGCTCAACGCAGAAGCGGTGAATTTACAATCCCTAAACTCAATAGCTCCACAAACGGATTTTGTATTCTCTTCCGTTTCTCCCGTTGCCGTAACCATACTCGGATATACGCTTTGTGTATACCATTTTTCCAAATCCTTATACACAGGAATTTCTTTGTAGCAACGTGAAAAACCAAGATCACTCTCAAAATCTTTCATTTCAACCGCTTTGCTAATCATCGTGTTTAAACTCCAACTGTTTATCGTACCCATTTTCGATAATTCGTCGGTCAACACATCTTCATAACTCATACCTCATAACTCCCATAATTCTGCTTCTGTTCTAAAGCGATTTTTAACTTTTCCATAATCAACGGATAATTTTCACATGTGCTTTTTAATTCCATTAAATACGAATTGTATCTGTTAACCTTTTTGCAAAACCATGTTGGTCCGCTTTGAAAACCGCGCAGAGTAGCCTGTTGTGATTCAGGCACTCTCTTGTCTAAAATCTTTAATTCAGACTGCTTAACCGCAAGGTAAAAACCGTAGTAATCTTTCGCTAATGCCAGGGATAAAATTGTATTCAGCTCATCTACTTTGTCTTTAAAGGTGGAAAAAACCTTTATTATCAAACGTAAATTACCCTCGGAAAACTGTTTATCACCTTTCGCAATCAGAGTGAGTGTTCCCTGATTCAACGCAATGTACTCAAAAAACTTACCGATTTTCATTTCTCCAATCGTAATCAGATTATTCATATCTCGTCTTGATAAAAGTCCGTACGATTCATATTTATAAGCATTTGGCATATTATCACCTGTTACAAACTATTCTAAAATCTCAGTCAAAACCAATTGACAAATCTAATTATACATCAGTTCTTTATTTTAGTAACTGTTTTATTATTTGATTGTGAAAATGATCACAACACTTTAGCAAGGGGGCTGGCTTGTTTTCAGGTAATAAAAACCGATTCACAAACGGATTTTTAAATTATATAGTAATTTAAGGGGGCTAAAAACGGATTTTCCGGGGATAACCGAGCAAAAAACGGATTTTTATCTGATAAATGGGGGTTAAAAACGAATCTGCCGTTTTTAACCAATCCAAAAACAGATTTTTCTGCAACCTGAAAAGAAAAGGCTCAAAACTTTCGTTAAGAGCCTTTATTGACGTGGAGTAGTTATCAGATAGTATTATAACACAATTTTAATCGCTTTCAACAAATTTATGCACCACTGTTTTCAAGAATCTTGGCTTCTCTCTTCGCCTGCATCTCGCACAATGTTTTGATAACTCTGTTCTTGTTCAGTTTGCCACAATTCTTATCGTTCAGGTATTTTTCCGTAAAATCTCTCACTTCTTTATGATGAAATGTAAAATCCACATCGACATTAGCCTGTAGTACAAACGTTCCATACTTATCTTTGCGCACAAACTTGTTTATCGTCAGAAAAACATCACTATCATCGCCGTCGTATGTAAAAAATTCAATTGATAGCAATTGCGGTGAAATTACCCATCGTAAACACTCAACCATCGTGTTCAGATCTTCAAGCCACAACTCGAAATCACTGTAGAAATCGTTTGGCAGTGCTTCACGCTTTAGCAAATTGTGAATCGGACACCATAGAATCCGACATAATTCAGCGTAAGAACTGAGGTCATACATAGCAGTCTTGTCGCATATACCAAGTGATTCGATAAAACTGTACTCATCATCAGTCAGAGTGTAATTCTCATTCATCTTAACAGGTGGACCGTAAATCACGCACTTGTTATCGCCTTTGAAATTGACATATAAGCCAGATGCGTAAACCATTATTTTTAACAACGTCTTGAAATCAGTCATATAATCCTCCGAAAATAAAACGAAATAATGTTAGTTACTGTATGTTTTATTATAATAGATTCATATTTTAAAACAATGATGTATATCACAAAATAAAACATATATTGTTTGCTGCGCTTCCCGGTCCGATGCGGAGGCGAGCGCCAGGTGAGTGCCGGGATAATATCTCTCCTGATATGATTCTCTCATCGTTACACTTTATTCAAACAATGTACATTACATTTACTTTGGAAGCTCGTATTGTTCAGATATATACCTGGGATATGGAGCATTTATCATCGGACCATAAATCGATTTTAAGCCTAAAAAAACGCTCGCTATTGTGTTTCAAAAACCTGGGTATACAAGATATAAAGAATTTTAAACCGATTCATAAATTCGATTTTTTTGCCCTGTTTATGACCACAATATCGAACCGGGAGTTGAAAAGAAAAACCCTCATCAAACGACGAGGGCTTACAGGAATACATGTGTATATCACTTGATTAAATCAGCAAGTTTAGACGCTAGTTTAGAGTTTTTGCGAGTTAACTGTATAAACTCACCTTGCTTACCCCAGCGAGGCGCATCGTTACCCTTAACATATTTAATGTCTGTTTTTATCAGGATGATTCGCGCATTATCTGAATAGCGATCATTAGTTAAGGTTTTCCATTTTCCGCATATGTTCCAACCGTATGGATGCAAATAAATTCGATCTCCGAGAAATAAACGGACCAGCTTCTTTAGAGTCTCCTGTGCAATCACTCCCTCGATATTGCGAGGGAGGTTAGCCTGAATTTTGTCATATATCGTCTTTTTCATACTAACCTCCGCAATCTTATAATTCGATTTTATTCAGCTTACAAAATCGAAGTATCGTATACTGCACATCGTCAAACAGATCCTCATAACCGACAACAAAATCTGGCTTTAGTGCATCAGCTATGTTGTTTTCAGTCACGTAATCGATAAGAAAAGCGATATACTCATCGTGATTCAGGAAGTACAATTCACATGACTCCTTATCGACAAAATAAAAACGTGACGGATAACTTCCATCTATTAAATACTGATAACCACGATTCTGAAAATGGACATTCTCAATAATCATATCCATATAATTGTTCACAGCACTGTACAGATGCAAATTGTGAATACGATCTACAATATCATAACCGCAAACAGCACCAAACAGAATTTTTGCAAAGAGTTCTAATAATTCAATACCATCAGGATTGTCAAACATAACCCCGGCTTTTTCATGCTTCAAAGCGCTTATAATTACAGAAATACTTTCATTTACATTCATAATGATACTCCAAACAGATTTTGATTAAACGGACTGCTCCTGGCGATCCGCAGTAAATACAGCTAATTGTTAATTGTTAATAATCACACTACTTGCTCGTTTTCACGATGCAGTATATGCTTCAAACTTGTTAATTCTGTATAATTCATATTTTGCTCCTGTTTTATGCCAAGGTAACGATAATCTGATTCAGCACCCAATTTGCTGTAGATACTGCACTGTTCAGCTCGTGTATTGTATGATTAGTGAGAAAACGATCCTGAAAGTGACGATTGTTCACAATTGACTGCACATCGATTGCGAGTTTTATTTCCGATTCATAAATGCTTCTATCTATAATTGCTAAAGCATCAGTCATTAGAATTTCTGATAATTCCATATCGCCTCCTATAATCGATCAATGGCTTCTGGCAGATCGTCAAACAGTGTTACATTCTCATACTCTAAAAAATACGCCGCGAACTTATCGATCTTATATTCTGCCAAAAGCTCGATTAACTCATCTAAACTTTCATATTGAACCATATCAACCTGGCGATAGTAAACGCTTGATTTAGTGTTATTACAATAACGTTCGTCGGCTTCTGAAATTTCCGCCACATCAAAACTACATTCAAACACTGTTAAGAAGCACTGATTGTACATATCAGTAGATACACTAGCTACTATAAACATATTAACTACTCCTATAATGTAGATAGTAAATAAATTACTATCTACTTGCAATTATAAACTCAAGATACTTATTTTATTTTGTGATAAAACCATAATCGGATTCTGCATTAAACGGATTTAATCCTCATCATCATCAGCAAAATAATCGGTATGGCTAAGAAAATCGATAAATCTGCCAATCAGTAAAAATACCCCAC